TTACTTCCCCGCATCCGCAGCCCCGTAGATTGCCTCCCAAATCGACTCAGGGACGACGGCTTGCGCCGCCGCCGGGTTGACCTTGACGGCCTCCGACAAACGGCGTGTGGAAGCCGTGCGTCGCTCCTGGGCCTTCTTCTCTGCGAGTGCCTGTGCGTCAATCGCGCGCCGGAGGCCATCCCGCTCGCTTGATACTGACCTAATTTCCTTCCGCAGTACCTCCGCGCGTGCGTGCTCCGCTTTTGCGTATAGGCCCGTCCCTGTTGCAACGACGGCGGCAACGAGGAACAGGGCTGCTAGAATCCGATCGATCCCCTGCATTAATCGTCCTTCTTCGGGGCCGGTTGGTCGCCCAGCTTGCGCCACAGGGACCAGTCCTTATCGACCACGCCGCGCTTGAGCGCTACGGCCGTTCTTGCGACTCGGGGCAGAGCGCCCCAGATGTAGAAGACAGAGAGCACGATAGAAGCGAAAGCCGCGTAGCTGCTCAGGGGAAGGGACGAGAGGCCGTAGAGTGCCGTCCCCGTAGATGCGGCTACCTTCGCCGTTGATGCTGCGGCACTGTCGGCCGCCTCTTGAAAAATTCCCATCTTCTCCTTGATTTGGACTACTATACAAGTCCCGTTGCATCTAGGACCATGAATCGCGAGTGGTATTGCTCGCGAAAGCATGCAATATTCGGCGTTCTCCCACCGTTGTAAAGTGCAGTTCCCCAAGACACATTCCCACCATCGACGCGAATCGAAGAAAGCTCAACTACGCCCGGGTCATAGCTCCACGCTCGATGAACGGAGTAGATGGCGGAAATCAGCACTGGCACGCCATACGACCGAGAATGCCACGACGGCGAAGGTGCGCCCTCGACTGTCCATCCAACACCGTTCATATAATCCTCGAAGATCACGTCAAGCACTCGCAGAAACGGTCTCGATGCGTCTGCGATTAGGGAGCCGGAAGCATCGAACACCTGTAGTCCGAAATTACCGGAAGCGGGCGGAACCCGGTCGAACAGAAACAGATAAACCGTACACGGCTGCTCGGTAATGAATGTCAGTGTGTATGTCGAATCGCTACGTTTGGCGCTCCAAAGCGTTATGCCGATTCCGCCGGACGCGTACACACCGTACATTGGCCCAGCGTTTGCGCGGAAAGTGAACGTTACGTTAGGTAGCGTGGTGGTAAAGGGCTTCCCGGCGTCGTTGTACGCGAGGCGGAGCGTGCCGGTTACGGACTGCCCGGACATGGCTTGCACCATCTGATAATTTGGCGTTTTGCCGTCGATCTGATACAGCCCGGTATCGGTGAATGCTTGGAATCCGACCGGCATCAATACACCCCGAACACAATCCACCCCGGAACACGCGTGTATGCGTTAGACCCGCTTGAATTAGGGCTGTACGACCAACTAACGCCTCCGGCGTTGATCGCAACGACGGGAGACGGCTCCGCACCGGACACACGATAGAAAAGCTGTTCGGGCATAAAGGCCCAGAACGGTTCTCCTCCCGACATGTCCGCTGCAACGCCCCCATCTACCCCACCAGTAGGCACAATACCCACGACACGCCCCGCACGTGACTTGCCGTCTAGGATGAGACGCCCGGAGGCGTCCCAGATTTGCAGACCTACCGACAATTAGTAGAACCCCAGTCGATACCGCAGGGTGCCGTTTGCGTCGAAGCCGCGCAAGCCGTTACTGTCAATGTTCAATCGGTTTCCTTGTCCGTCCGTGTTGTTGATTTCGAACCATCCGCTCTTGTCCAGCCTCCAACCAGAGCGGCCCGCTACATAGTTGTTGCTCTGGATGTAGTCGCCAATCATCGCGTTCTGAATCCAGCCCGCGCCGATGAACGCCTGATTGATGAAGACCTGCCCGCCCTGAATCACGAACGGGGAAGTCACGGTGTGGCCGTTCGGGTCGACAACTGCGAATCGCTGCGCGGCTACGAGGACTTGCGACTCGATTTGGCCGTTGTTGTTGTCGATGCCTACACCGATGCCCGCAACGTATAGGCGGCCATCTACGGTTACTTGCGTCTTGATGTTGTACGACGCCGATACACGGCCGTTGAGGTCCGCGTATGACTTCGCAACGGTCTCGACGTTTGCCGCGTTTGCATCGGCCTTCGCCTGTACCTTCGTGATGAGTTCTGCTTGCGCGCTGTCTGCGTCTACACGCGCGCGGGTTTCCGTCTGAACGGCGGAAAGTATGGAGTGCTGTGTGTTGCTTAGCTGGGCTGTCGTCGTGTCGATTCGGCGAGAAAGTGCGAGGTCCGCCTCTACGCGCGCGGATTGCTCCGACCATACTCCAGCGTATACCGTTGTCGATCCGGCGAGGTCGCCCGAACTGCCTGCCATGTCGGGAACAACGATTTGAGCCGAGACCTTATCGATCTTTCCGGCGAGTGCGGCGTTCTCGTCAATCCGAGCCTGCCGTTCCGAAGAAATCGCCGCAGCGTTCTCCGTTACTTTCTGCTGGATGTCGGGAATCTCTTTGATCGGGCCGAGCAACTCTTGGGAGAGTTCCGTATCGGTGATCTTGCCGACGAGGTACGCGAGAATTGCTGTTGCGTTCGACGTGGCCGCCCCGTACACGCCGGGTTCCGATTCCGCCGGATACCACGGACCAATGTTGCCGGACGTATCAACAAGCCGCGCCCAGAAGTAAAGCGATGCGCCCGCCGCCAGATTCAGCAAGCTCGCCGAGTTCGTCGGGAAGCCATACCGCGATAGCGGGGTAGCATTCGCAAAGCGTGGCGTCGTGCTGTACCAAACTTCGGTGTACGACGTGTCGCCGGAGTTCGGCGGGAAAGACCAATTCAACCCGATCGACAATACCTGATCCGTGGTCGCGACGAGCGTAGCAGGGCGGGGCGGAGAACCCGTTTTCCCGTTCAGGCGCGTTTCCGGCGAGTACGCGAAGGGTGACGAGATGTCTAGCGCGTTGACAGCGCGCACGCGTGCAACGTAACGCCCGCTGTAGATGTTGCCTACATCCAGGGATAGCCCGCCAGTCCTACCCGCTGAAATCCAATCTCCGTTATCCCTGCGGAATTCCACGACGTACGCTGTTGCGTTGGGGGCGGCGTCCCAAGCAACCGTCATGTTAGTTCGGGCGATGCCTTGATCGATGACGACGAATTGAGAGAGGCGGACGTTAGCCGGAGGGCGCTGTGCCTTGAAGGTTTCTCCGGTGATTGGCCGGTACTCAATCGCGGCCCCGTTGTCCACAGCGTCATACTTGCCTGGCTCATGCTGCGTCGCTGAAATCTCGAAGGTGATTCCTTCGCGCTCGCTGACGCTGGTAACCCGGAAAAGCTGCGATTTGAGAGTAGCCGTCTCCAGCATCCATACCGCGCCGGGAGCGGGCTGCACGTCGAATTCGGGCTGTACGCTTACGATCGAGTCGCTAACGGACTGAACTGCGCGAGACTGGGCCATTCCGTTAGGCATAACTACCGTCAAGCGGTCGCCGCGCGCGGCACCTTCCGGAGCTTGGTCGAGTGTTACCGTCCCCTTGGATGCGGCCTGCTTGATACGCCCGCCGATTCTCTTTCCTGATCGCGACGGGTCAGCAATCGCGATTACCTGCCCCGGCTGCGCTAACGTGCCATACATCCCGACGCTGAATGTAACCGCGTTCGTCTCGTAGCGGGACGTGAGGAGCAACCAATGGCCGACGCGTTGTGCCTGGGATCGACTCGTGCAACCGAAGGCAGTCACTTCGGCCTTGTTGAGCCCGTATCTTCGAATACCTTCCGCGTCTTCTACGTATTCGACAGTCTGCTTGTATCCGTTGTCGGGGTCGTTGAACGTTACGAGCGCCGATGTGTAGCGCGACTTAAGCGAACTGCCGACGTACTTGAATTGGCCGTTGACGACGTTGGCGGCCGTATAGACATACACGGGGTCGCTGGGCATGTCGGACGACGCAACAACAGTTCCCGCCGACCAATAGGCGATGCCGCGAAACACGCTCGCGAGGTCTTGCAAGACTTTGATAGCATCCGCTCGGGAGGTGATTGCGCAGTTGCACGTAAAGCGCGGTTCCTTGCCGCCTTTGCCGTCTGAGACCAGAACATCGCAATACTGAGCAATCTGATACAACGCATAGCGATCGATCATCGTCGCGTCTACATACTTGCCTAGCCCGTAACGCTTGTTGAGCACGAGGTCGTAAAAGATCCATGCGGGGTTATCCGTCCAGCCGCTAACGAAGGTTCCGTCCCACACGCCGACGTACTGCCTCGTCTGCGGGTTGTAGTTGCTTGGGTATTTCACGAGCAAGCCTTTCACGTCGTAGGAACGTACAGGCATGCTAGAGAACTGCTCTGCATCCAGCATCAGAGCAACCAGAGCACTGAACGGGTATCGGAGCTTCGCGTCTATCAGTTCTGCATAGCTGACGATATTCGTCTTGTCTTGGACGTACTGCGTCGTTGCATCCGGGGTTAGTCGAACAACGCGAACGGTGTATTGTGACTTCGCGCCGCTGAGTTCGATTCGATGGGAGCGCGTGTAGGTCGAACTCGCTTTCCCATCGAACGCAGTATCGAGTACCGTAGTGAACGAGCCGCCATCTTTCGATAGCTGGATTTGGTATGCAACGCGATAACCCGTGACGTTCCCCGTTGAGGTATCCGTCTTAGATAGTGCGTTGACGCCGAGAGTCACACGCACGGCGTTGATGTCGATGTTCGTGATCGTCTGCGACCACGGAGAGGAGGCGGTAAGGGATACGCCTACCTGCTTCTCTGACGACGAGCTTTCGAAACCGGGTATGTAATCTTGGTCTACGTACCCGAGACGGTAATCGAATTGCTTGAGCTTGAAGTTATACGAACCGTCGTCGTTCTGGAGCGGTGTCCCGTCGAAGAAGATACATTGACCCGCGCTCTTACCCTCCGGAAAGCCAAAAATCGGCCCCTCCGAAATGAGGTCGAGAATCTGCGCGTATGCAGTGCTGCTGAGTGTGTCGACTGCCTCAGTGGAGGCGCTGCCGCCTCCGCCGCCCTTGCTTCCTCGAATCAATGTCATCGATCCGATGATGTAATTCCCTCGCTTGCTACCGTGCTGCCCGCACGAATACGACCGTATATGAGCGGGACCGGACCGCCCTGCGCGGTTACATTTTCGGCCCCGTTGAAATAGTAGGACTGCTTCCTGTTGCTGCTACCGTTCGCCGCCGTTGCGTGGGGCGACAGCATTTGAGCAACGCCGCCAAGAGCCATCGACGCGCCTAACAACATCATTTGTCCGGAGAAGGGGTTTCCGAGAAAGGCGGTTACGCCGCCGACAGCGGCGAGGGCTACTCCGGCGATGGTCTGGAATAGACCGCCCGCCTTACTGCCCGATACCACTGGCGCAATGCGTACCGACGCGTCGCCGGACGGGTACGCGAGTTCCGATTCTGAGATGTTCCGCTTGCCGACGAAAACCGCGTAAGTAATACCGCGATCGCGGCTTGTCATGAGTTCGCGCTCGAAGCCACGGACCATAGAGCACAGAGCCTTAATTGCGTCGCGTGGGCTCTTAATTACATACCGGTGGTGTCTGCCAAATTTCGCCCCTAGCGCGCCATGCAGGCGGATGTCGCGAACTGCTTCTATTCGTTGCCTCCTCGATACCTAAGTAGATGGGTCACGTACTCGCGATAGCGGGCGAGTAGATCGTGTCTGGATAGTTCGCCCCAAAGGTGATGAAGGATTTTCCCGTTGCCTACGTACACGGCAGCGTGATTCGGGACATTGTTGCGGCTGCGAATCTTCATCAGAACTACGTCGCCAATCTCTGGCTCACGGTCGTTCGGAATAGACTCGAATCCCGCCTGAGGGTAGTTTGTGGTGTAGAGGTCTGATTTGCCGTCGTCCCACCATTTACCGTCGCGAGGGAAGTCCGGGAGGATAATTCCGCGCCGCTGCCGATACCATCGGCGAACTAGCCCATAGCAGTCGTTGATACCGTGTGAGAACTCGCAGCCGACTAACGGGGCATCGTAGCCTTTCGGGCGGAACTCGCACCAATCGTCAACGGCGATTGTGCCGTCTGATTGAACCCCGAGACTAGCGATGATCCAGAGGGGGGCGTCGCCGTTCTCGCATGCCGTGAGGTCTGCTTGCGTGGGTTCGGCCGTTGATCCTGGATGCGAGTGAACGAACGCCTCGATAGGCCCGATATCTTCTGCCGCCGCAAAGTCCTCCGGGGCGAGTGCAACGTCTGCGAACGGGTCAGCCGCGACGTTGCGACACGGGATGTATTTGCCCCTCACCACAAGGCCACAGCATTCCTTCGGGTACTCCGTGAGCGCGTGTGCGCTGATTGCTTCTCTTAGTTCTTGGTCGATCATCCGATACCGTTACGGCCCGCAGACGGGAAGCCGCCCCAAGGGAGAATCGCGTGTTCCCCAAATCTGCATTTGCAACCAGACAGGCGCTTGCTACACACGTCCAATGCGGGGTCGTCTACTGGATTGTCGTGCTTGTCAAAGAACACGACGCCTTGCCAACTACAGCCCATGGCTGGGTCGCGATAGTCGAAGTTGCACAGGGTCGCTTGCACCTGCCGCGCGGGTAACTGTACGCCCGTGAAGTCGAGAGCGGAAGACAGTTTGAACGTGACGGAAACGGGTGTCTCTTCGGTCCGCTGTTCTATCTTCCAAAGCTCTACGGCGGTCACTTCTTCGGGATTTGCGTCCGGTTGTCCGTCGAGATAACGGGCGAGCGTCCAAAGCCGTTTGACCCGAGCCCCAACCATGTCTTCGAAAGCAACGCAAAGCGCCGACAGCGAGCCGTCCACGTTGGAAAGGACAAGAGTAGGGGAGGGCTGCGCTTGGCCGCCTGATCGCGCGAATCCGGATGCTGATATAGGCCAAGGTTGGTAGTCGTTGCCGCCCCATCGAATCGGCCCGCTCTGTAGGTGTGCGTGGTAGCGCAGAACGTCGCCGCCAAGGTGGGTAAGGTCTACCTCATAGAGTTCAACGCGGTCGCCTGGGTCTAACTGCTGAACGTCCGCAGCTATTGGCACTGCTTAGCCTCCAGTGCCTCAATACGCTTAAGTGCGCTTTGGAGCGCGGCGTCCGTTTCGAGTAAACCCGCGAGTAGTACGCCGACTGCATTCGTGTAACGGAAGGTCAGCGACGGCCGCGCGCTCGGAGGCCCGTCCTCGCCGAAAATCTCCTTGCCGCTCTCATCGTACTGACGCACGATGAAATCGCCGTCCTCATCGATCTCCGGCCCCTCGCCGAGCAGTTCAGGGAAATCCCGCCACTCGTTTGCGATGACGCCAGCCTGTCGCCCTGCGCCCGGACTGCTTTTTGGTAGATACGTCACGCCCCGCTTACCGCGCAGCCGCGCCATTACGTTCTCAAGCGTCTGGATATCGGATTTGAAAGCACGGTCGGACGCTTGATTGAAGTTCGATGCTGTCAACACACCGAATGTCGTAGCGTTGTAGTTGACGCACTGCAATTCAGCGACCGAGGTGTTGCTGGAAATCCGAAGCTGAGCGCCAACGGTGTTGTTCAGCCCGGAGAATCCGAGATAGCTGAGACCGCCCATTCCGTTCAGGTACAGCGACGCTTGCGTATGAAGCCCTGTTGCACCGACTGCGATCTCCTGTGCCTGCGTGAACGTCTTCTTTGTCCCAACGAACTGCGGCGTGTCAAGCGTCATCGGCTGGGCAAGATTACCGCTGTGCCAGAGATAGCCCAGGTATTTGCCGTCGACCGTCGCCCCGAGCTGGCCGGCGGTCTTCTTCCCCCAGTCGAATCGAAGGGCATTCCCCTTGTCGCATACCGCGACTACCTCGTCGTTGACGCGAAACGTATGGTCGCTGAGTAGGTATTGGTACGATCCTCCGGCATCTGAAGACCACCAACCCACCGACCCACTGTTGCCGTAGAGATAGCCGGGCATCTTGCCTAGTACAACGTGCCCTTCGTCGCTCTGACGCGCAACCGATAGATCACCACCAGTATCCAGCGCGCCGCTGACTGACAACTTGCCGCCGACAGCCTCATCCCACATCATCTTGCCGCGCTCCGCGACGTGCCAGATTTTCACACCGTCCGACACGTACTTTACCCAGTCGCCGGTATTCAGTACGTTCAGTTGAGACAGGTCGCCGGCCTGAAACTTGATCGCGACCCGTTCCTGAACGTTGAACAAATGAATGCAGGAGTTCGGCGGTACAGACGACGCGAGCGGAAACCCGATTACCTTTCCAGCATCAGCGATCCGTAGTCCGAATCTTTTACCAACATGTGCCGGCGTCAAATCGGCACTGTCGTGCAAGAACGCCATATCGAGGGAGCAAGTTCGTTCGATCACATCGAGGTCCGCGTTCAGCTTATTGAACGCTGAGCGAGTGGTATCGCCTCCTTTACCATCGGGCTCCGAGCCGAGGTTTACACGCTCAAGAACTGTCAAATTCTAGAATACCTCCTTGAATGTCGCGGTTAGAGTGGAGATGCCCCCACCCTCGAATCGACGGGTCACGCCTTGCGGGTCGCACAGGAACAGGCCTGGAGCGCGGCGGGGCGGGGTCCATTTGAAGCGCCGTGCGCCCTTCGTCTCTCGTAGAAACGCGTGAATTGCGTCGACGGTATCGTCGTAGTCGCAGAACGATACGGGCCATACGTCCGCCGCGTTGTTGATGCCGTTGGCCGCCGTCTGGCTGTAGCCATCGCCGAACTGCGCATTCAACACGTCGAATCTCGTTGTCCCGCTCGTGCCTACCTGCGGAACCCAAGTGAAAACCGGTAAGCTATCGCTCAAATTTGTCCGTATTTCATCTGGAATGCAAACCCTCCTTGCTCGCGCATACGTTGCTCCATGCGCATATCGATCCATGCCTGCACATACTGCTGTAGCTCCTTCGCGTCTTGCTCGGTGAGCCTTCCGCGTCCGTGGTTATGAACCTCTACGTTGACAGGAGAGCTTGTATCTACGGCGGCGGGTGACGGCGTGAGCGAGCCAGCAGCCCCTCCTGTCGCGAAATGCGAGATGTGTCCCGCGTTGATCTGCTCAAGCAGGCTGCGATACTTCTTGGCGGACGCCGCGTTAATCACGAACTCGCCGTTCGAAAGCATCGCCGGGATACTGTCACTTGTGCTCGTACCGGGGCCGCTGATAGGCCCGCCGCCTGCACGATGCAGCACCGGGCCACCTTCGCTAAAGAAAGAGAACGAATCGGCTAGACCCCGGAACGTGGCAATCTCGGCTTGGCGTAGAGCGATCTTTGCAAGGTCTGCGAGAACCGACGTTGCGAACGCACTGAAACTTGCCTTTCCGGTAGTAATGAACGTTTCTAGGCCGCTCGCAACGGAATCGAACGCACTGCGGAACCCGCTCGCGACAGCCTCGGCCGTAGTTTGCGACGAGCCAACGAGGTCGGCGTAGGTCTTTTTGAATTGTTCCCCGAACGATTCCCGGATCGCGTTTTGACGAGTTAGATTCTCCTCAAATGCTTCCGTTTGCTTCCGATAGGTTTCCCCAGCGACGCGCACCTTGTCCCGGTATTCCTTTTGATCTGCGGCGGGGCCGCTGTACTGCTCCCCGAGCGCAGCGATCTTACGCTCATAGTCTCGCGTAAGAGCGGCACGAGCCTCATATGTGGCCTTCTCATCAGCCAGCATGTTCCGCGTATTGAATGCGTCAGCATACTGATTGAGTTGCGCGCCGAGCGCTGCGGCTTCCTGTTGGGAGAACTTCGCGACATTCGCCGCCCGCTGAGCCTGAGCCTTTGCGAGAGCGTCGGTGAGGTCCGTGTCGATCTTCTTCCGTTCTTCCGCGAGCCGGAGATATTCGGCATTCGCCGTCTCGTACACGGACTTTTCTTTCTTGGTCGATGCGATGTTCGCCCGCTGCTTGGCGTTTGCGATCTGCTGATCGAGTGCCTTTGCCTGGATGTCGTGTAGGCGCTGGAAGTACGTCTCTGAATCGATAAGGCCCGCGTCGCGCTGCACCTTGAGGGACGACTCGGAGCGCTTCGTCTCGGCCTCAATCAGGCGGTTCTGTCCGGCAAGTCGTGCAAGCTCCGCGTTGAGGCCGGTTTCGCTTGTGTGCTTTCGTGTCTTGCTCGCATACTGCTCATTGATCTGCGAGATGTTGTCTTGATGCCGCTTGAGCGCGTCGGCGTACTTCTGGGAATTCTTATCGAGGTCTCGTGTCGCATTCGCGAATACCTCGTTTTCCTCCTGTAGTTCCAGGCCGTGCTTTTGCTTTGGCGTAGCGTACTTGTTGGACCGCAGGTACTCGCTGACGCGGGCGGCGGCGTCTCCAGACTTTGCGTCTTTCTCTCGTTGTTGGCGGAGCTTCGACTCAGTGTCTAGCTGCGCACGTAGGACGTTCAGTTTGGAAAGTTCTGCCGCCAGTTCACGCTTACGCGCATCGATCACGGATGCGGATACTGCGGCACGATTCCCGCGCGTTACAGAGTCGTCCTGGATCGACTTGTGCAGCCGCTGAACAACTGCGGTCTGCTCTTGGAGTTTTTGAATGGTCCCCGATGGAACGCCGATGTTCTGGAGTTGCGCAATCGTCCATTTGACATCATCCGCGAGCCAATGCCACGCTCGGCCGATGGTCCCGAGCTGCTGCTCTGCTTCTTTGGCAACAACTGCGTGTGCGCCGACAAGATCGCGCAGGGCTGCCTTGTATGCGCCGGCCCTGTCACCCACCTTGACGAAGTTCTCAATCTCCTCGATCTGCGCGGCGTTGAACGTGTGATGCGCTTTCTGGTATTCGGCGACCCACTTGAGCACGTCGTCCTGCATCTTTGCGAGAGACTCGGCGGCTTTGTCCACGCCGATCCCGATATCGGACGACATGGCGAGCGCCGCTTGTGTTGCCAACGCGAGATTGTCGCTTGTTACCGCGCCTGTAGCGGCAACCGCCGCCATTGCTTCCCGAACGTCACCCAGCGACGTATGCGCGTCGCGGAGGCGGTTCGACATAATCGCCATTTGCTCTGAAGACAGGCCCAGGTACCCGCCCGTCGCCGTAATGGCTTTGTTGAATGCCTCGGCCTGTTGATAGCCCTCGTATAGCTGCTTACCAAATAGGAAGGCTGCGCCCGCAGCGGCAGAAAGTCCTAGACCGAGCGGGGACATGATGAGACTTAGGGCGTCGGAGGCTTCCGCCATGACAAGCATAGAACCGGCGAAGCGTTTCCACTGTCCTTGCGACGCTTCATGAGCAAGCACAAGCATTTCTCGACGCGCCGCAGAATTGTTGATACTGAACGAGTGGGTTTGCTTCGCTGCTTCTGCGATTGCCGCCGCCTGTTCCGCAAACGCCTTCGTAACGCCGCGCGACGCTGCTTGCTGATTCAGCATCTCCAGCCGCGTTTTGCCTGCGGTTTGCTGGAGGCGGTCGTATTGATCGACAAGCTTCTTTGCTTCGCGCGCGGTCAGGTTATAGCCATTGTTCGCGGCCTCCTGCATCGCCTTCGTTACGGCCTCTTGCTTGCGCCTCACCTCGTCTTGCGAGGCGTTGAGTTGGGCGTTAGCGGACTTGAGCTTGTTGATTCCAGCTTCCGCGCCGGATGCGTCAACCGAGAACTTAACGGTTGTATTGTTGTTGCTTACGCTCACGAACCTCCTTTCTTATTGAGCGCCGCAAGCACAACTTCGTTTGCACGGTCAACCGCACGCTGCTTCACGGCCTCAAATGCGGGCCGAACAAAGGCGTGTGCAGGCATCTTCGAGGTTCCATTTTCAAGCCACCCCGCGAGAGCGCGACGCGAAACCCTCTTGCGGCGTGGGCCCTTTGGTCGGGTGTCGCCGACGAATAGGGCAAGATACGTAGCGATCTTTCCCGCTACGCTGTCCTCCTGATCGTGAGCAACGGTTAAACCTTCGGCGAGGTCGCCCGAATCTTTAGGGACTCGCAACGCGATCTCGTCCTTGAACACGGTTGTTCCGGCTGCCGCTGCGCGACGCAAGATCGACTCCGAGAACGTCTCGCCGAGGTTCGAGATTGCGTCAGTTAGAGCGCTTGGATTCTCTACGGAGTACGATTTTCCTTGTGCCACTTTTCTTGAGTTCCGCGAGATTGACGCCGAACGAGGCTGCGACTTCTTCCGCGCTGCGTTGCGCCTTGCGTGTACCCTGCTGAGCTACCCAGGGTGTAAAGTCGTTCGGGCTGGTAGGCGGCGCGTCCGGCGCGCGGTTCACATTTGCAATTACGCTTGCGATCGTCCCGGCGCGTAGGTCTGCGATCCGGTCGCCGAAAGGCTCGATAGAGAAATACGCGATCCACTCGCCGAACTCTGCGCTCGATATTTCGGCTTGTGCCCGTTTCACGGACATTCCTAGTTCTTTGGCAACCCGGAACCACATAAGCCGCTCCGGGTTGCTCCTTAGTTTTTTGCTGCGTCTTCCTGAGCCTCAGCACCAAGCTTGTTCACACGCATGGCGATGCGCGAGATTTCCTCCAAGGCGGGAGCACGGCACGTCCGGAGCGTCTGAACGTCCTCCTCAGTGAATACAGCTTCGCCTCGGTCGTCTACGACGGTGGCCGCGATGAGTACAGCCTCGTAGTTGCTGTTGCTATCGTCCTGACTGATTTGTTTGTAAAGGCCATCGCGGGCGGTGCCGGACAGCTCCTTGAAGTGGAGCGTTGCCCCGTCGAGTGCCTTAATCGACTCCGTGTGGACCAACGGCGCAAGGGCCGCGAAAATTTGTTCTTTGTTCATGCGTTACTGGCGGCTTTCGCAGCCTTCCTCAAAGTTGCAGACGGCGGGAGTGGGCGCGCGTTGCGCCGCGCGAATGAGTGCGTTGATGATCGGGACGGCGTTCGCTTGGACTTCTTCCATTGCGAGCCGTACCATCTCCTCAGTGTGGCTATTGAGCAATCGTTACCGTGATATCGCCGGTAATTTCGAGGCTGACCGTACCGGATACAACTTGATCGACCTTCGCGGACACGGGGAAGTTTTTCACGTAAGCGTCGTAGGCGAACGCCGTACCGTCCGATAAGGTTGTTCGGAACTGCGTGCGTGCGCGCTTCTGTTTGGCAACGAGCAGCGCCGCGTGCGAAGGTTCTTTAAGGTTGATGTTGAGTGCGAGCGAGACTTGTCCCCAGTCTTGGAGACCCGGACGCTTTTCCTTGCCCTTGCTGCTGAGATTGGTCACGTCGATCATGTTCGCCGCACCATCGAAGCCGCTAACGTCGGTTACGTTGGCGATTTCCTTCCAGACGGGCGCGGCGTCCGTACCGCTGTTGTACTCTTGCTTAGTTCCTTGTGCCTCAATGGCGGTCGAGGTAGTTGTCGACAATCAGTCTGTAGTCCTATAAGTGATGGAGAAATCGAGAGACGACCCGTAGAGGAGGGTGTCCTGTTCGAATGAGCTTACGGGGCTGCCTATGGGCACCGCTTTAACTTCTGGGTTGACCAAGGCTTTCTTGATCTGGCGCATGAGTAGTCCGGCTTCCTTGCGCGACTTCGCCCACACGCTGAGCTGTACGCGCGCGTTCTCCTTGTCGGGTAGCTTGTTGTCCAGGCCCGTGAAGTCCTGCCCACCTACTGCCTGATAGGTAATCCACGGGGCCAAGACTCCGGCCGGAGCCACATCGGGATAGACTTGCCCAGAGGCGAGAGAGGCGATCGCTTTGTAGACGATGGGCTCAACCATCGTTAGCGTTCTCGGTGCATACGAGGTCCGTGTACTCGCGAGACGCAACGTTCGGCAGGACGGATGCAATGTTGAATACAACGCCTTGGGCTACTGCGCGGTCGCCGTTCGTAACGTCCTCGCGATATCGAATACGGATACTTGCGGAGCCGATGTCTACCGACGTGCCGCCCGTGATTCGTTCCTTCCCGTTGATCTGGAGGACTGCGCCCCATACGGACGCGTACTCCGTCCAGGCGTTTATCTCTTGACCTGTATCGGGGTCGCGGCCGGAACTGCGCCGCTGGAGTGATACCTTGTTGCGAAGCGTACCCGCGCGGACTCCGGTTACGACACGCCGCGACGGGCGGGAGGGAATCGTCCTCATGCTAGGGCCGGGTCGCGGTCGCGCATGAGAAGTGATTGGACTGCGGGGCCAATCGGGTCGTTTGCCCCTTCGCGATCCTCATAGAGAGAGGCGAGGACTAAGAGAACGGCGGTGCGGATGCGCGGCGGTACGGTGTCCGCCGTGTACGTCGCTGCCTCCGCCGTTTTGAGGTAGCCCACGACGATGTCGCTGGCCGCTGAGACGAGGCTAGTAAGTTCCGCGTCGCTGTCAGTGTCCGTGATCCGCAGTTGTGCTTTTGCTTGCGCGAGTGTGATTAGGTCACTCATCGGCCGTAGCGGCTTCCTCCTCTGGCGGTTGTTCCTCTGACTCGGCGGGCTTGCTGGCCGGCGGTGCTGCCTCGTCGGGCGGCTTGCGCCCCGCCAGTGCTGAAAGAGCGTAGTTCTGCTGCTGCATGTACGGTGTATCGCCGCCTTCCTTCGGTGCGAGACCCTGCCGCGCACGCGCCTCATTCGGGGCCATAATCCCGGCACCGACCGATTGCGCGTTGGCCGACAACATTGCGGCTTCGTCCATCCGCATAAGGCCAGACGTATCGAACTTGAATCCGACCGTATCGGGTACACCGAACGCGTCGTCTAGCAGTAGCTCGATAGCCTCAAGGTAGGCTTGCAGACAGTCGGAGTAATACATCGCCTCGTAGATTGCCGAGCTATTCGCAGTACGCGATCCCGTGTCCAAGCCGATCTTATGGCCGGGAACGTGGAAGCAACGAGCCACGTCTTGCGCTGTCCATTGAAGGTGTTCGACGGTCTGCGCGTCGGAGCCGGTCATCGTCATGGGGTTGTACACAAGGCCGTCACCGGCGACAAGCGTACCGCCTGCGCCCATGCCGCTGTACTCGTCCATCTGCTTCTTGAGCCGCTGGGCGGTCGGTTCAGAGATTGCGCCCGGAGCGGACAGCACGCCGGAAGGGCGGGCCGCATTGGAGAAGAACGCGGCGGAGTTGTTCGTGATGCTGCTGGCGAGAACAGCCGAACCCGCACACGCTGCAATCGGCGTCATGCCTACGAGCGGATGCCACGACGTGATACCCCGATCATGGATGATGTCACGCGCGGGAACCACGAAGGTCTCCAACGGAGTGACCATAAGCGGGGACATCGTGACCTGATAGAAGATCGAACCTTCGGGCGCAACGAGAGGAACAACGTACTTCGGGTTGAGAACGTCCATTGAGACGACGCCGCCCATGCTGTTCCGATTGAGCAAAACGTAAGTGTTGCCGTGCGTGAGCTTGCTCGCAAGCCAAGCCTTAACGAACTGCTGCCGCGTTTGATATTGGTTCGGTTTGCGTAGTACGGTCGTGAAGCGCGGTGCGCTGGATTCGAGCCATACGCCGTCCGTCAACTTGACGTACTTGATACGCAGCTTCGAAACGTCAGACGAGATAAGGTCCACACATGCGAATACGGCGGAGCTTGCCAGCATGCCGTCTCGCGTCGTGAGGGCCTGGTTCTTTTGCCACGCGCCCATGGAGGGCTCGCGGATGTAGCCATTAGACCCAGGTGCACCGATTGCAGAAGCGCCTACAGATGCGGCGGGACGCTTCTTGAACTTGAGCGCCTTTGTTACGTCCCAGCCGAATACCCTCATTCAGCGTCCTTAGTTTGGGACTTCGGGCGGCCGGGTTTGGGAGCGAGCTTGACCCATCCCAGCGAGATTAAAAAGTCAGCCTCCATCTTTGCCAGCGTCCGCTTTTCGCCTTCCTTGATCGGCGGGTGTAGCGGTGCGTCCCTTACGGCTTGCACCGTGACAAATTGAGACATAGCCCTCCTTGAAGGTGATTAGGGAAGCCCCGCGTAAGCGGGGCACGCGAGATTAGGCCGAAGTGGTCGAGCCGTAGGTAGCGCCAGTGATGACGTTTGCCGCGAGGTTGCGGCGCTTCTGCCAGTTGATGAACTGACCGATACGGACGGCGACCATGTTGTTCTGGAACATCGAGACCGGGGCCGACGTTGCGTTTTCCGGGACGCTGTCCATGATGATCGACGCCTCGCGGGTGATGTCGATCTGCGGCCCTGCGTCCTCCGAGAGGTAAACCTCGTCCGGAATCAAGAACACGATTTGATCGCCGGGGCAGTTGTTCGACGTGATGACCGGGTAGTTCTCCAGCGTGCCACCCGCCTTACTGATGTCCGGGAAATACTTCGCGCCCAGAGCGTTACGCATCGCGCCGATTGCCTGCGCCCGTGCGGGCGACATGACCAGGACAGCGCGCGACAAATCGAGGTTTGCTGCAATAGCCGGAGCGGTAAGGGTCTGAATGTCCGCGATGAGGTGCGGAGCTTCGCTCCCGCTCGCCTTCACGCCGGATACACCGTTGAGCATGCCCGCCGGCGAAACGTTTGCAACGGCTGCACCGTTACTGATGAACGTGTGGTCGAGGCCCTGCGCCGTAGCCTTGAGCAAATCGGCCTGCACCAGTGCTTCCGCTGCCGGATTCGAAAAGCGGATGAGCTCGTCGGAGAACGCGGCAATCGCGTAGACCTTCGCCCACGTCAAGAAGATGGCGTTGAACTTCGCCGACGTAACCGGGACGGGCTTTGCTTCACCGACCCAGCCGACCGTCGTACCGCCGTTCTGACCAGCAATACGCACGTTAAACGGCACTTTCCGGAGATTCAGGCGGCCGAGGATCGTTTGCGGGTACAGGAGTTCGATGAAGTCGCCCGCGTAGGTTTCGGGATAAATCAGGTTGCCCGCCCATTCCGCAACCTGCGTCGAGCCTGCCGACACTGCGGACTTGATGATGCCGTTTACAACAGCGTCATCCTTGTAGTGTTCTTCCGCGAGCATCTTCGCCACGGCAAGATTGCCGTTCGACTTCGCCAGGACCATCGCGGTACGAGTGAATGCGGAACCCTTCGGCGCGTTGGTCGTGACCGACACGGCCGACTTGTCCGTAACTTTGATGTCGGTCTCTTGACGCGGTACGGCGACCGCCTGCGACGCGAGCGACTTTTCAACGGTTTGGAGGCGTACAAGCTCCTTTGCACCCTTGTCGAGTTCTTCGCTAAAGTCGTTGTACTGCTTTACTTCGTCGTCGGTCAGCGAACGATCCTCCTCAACCGACTTTGCGACAAGGCTGTTACGTGCTGCCTCCGCTTGTTGGAGGCGTGCTTGGAGTTGCTTGATCTTTTCTGCAATGGTCATGCGTAAGGAATCCTTATTGAAATGAACGAAAGGAGAGGTCGATTGCGACCGAACGAGGGGTTTTCACGACAGGCGTTGCGGGCGGCTCGCCTGCGGGTTCGTCCTGGGTAGTTCCTTCCGCTGACGTTGCAGGGTCGGACATGGAGAGGCTTTTGAACGCCGTGATAACGGCGTCTGGGTTTGCCGGAATGGCGACTAGGGAGAGTTCGTGTACTGACGCCTTGGTATAGCGGATACCTTTCCCAACGCCGGACGGTTCGTACTCCTGTGGCTGAAAGCCTATGGAGACGCCTTTGATAAGGCCGCTCTTGACGCTATGCCATGCCTCGTCCGTGCGGTCTTTCACGATGCCCGGTTCGTCTACCTTGGCAATCGTTGCTTTGAACGGGAGGCCATTTGCTGACGGCGTACCGAATTGAACGGTGCCTACGGGCTGGGAGTGGTCGTGATTAAGGAGAAGCGGGGCGTCTGGGGCGAACGTAAGGCCCAGAGGCTCTACGATGTCTTTTACCCGGTCGAGTGCAGGCGTTGATGCGATCCCTTCGATTTCGCGCGCGTCCTCGCGGAGCGCTTTGATGGTGATCGCGGAAAATGCTTTGGTGGTTATCGAACCCTCACAAAACGAAGAATTGATAGGTGCGCTCGGGCTCAACGTCGCTAGCTGCGAGGACCGTTGCTCCGAATGCCATGCCCATAGCGACAAGACCGTCGATACGACCGGTAGCTTTTTGCTTGTCTAGCTTCCGGTTTCCGGACGGGTCTCTGTTGACGATGGCGTTAGCTGCGCACATCGTGAGAACCGGTGTTAGGCCGTGCGCAATGCGCCCGTTGACGAGTTCCACCTCCAGCGCATCGAGCGCCGGGGAGAAGTCCTTGAAGCCTTGGCCGTGCGGAACTAGAGGCAGTCGTCCGCCTTCCTTCGCGGATGTGTCCGCGTCTACTCCGATGTCAGAGAACTCCTTTTTGAGGAGGTCGATACGCCAACGGTCGTAGGCGATGGAATGCAGGTTCAACCCGGCGCAGATATCCGCGATGTCGCGGGCTACGTACTCGTAGTCGACGGAGCGGCCGGGAGTGGTGCGAATGAACCCCTCTCGCGCCCATACGTCATACGGTGCACGGTCCCGCTTGGCGCGATCCTTGATGCCTTCAGCGGGCGTCCAGAAATACGCGTGCGTCTGCCATACGCCGTCCATGCGTCCGATTAGGACGAGGGAGGTAAGGTCAGTACGGGCCGAAAGGTCCAGGCCGCCGAATACCTGCGTGCTTGGTTCGAATTCCAGAGGCCGGCCGCCGCACGACTTCCACACATCGCGCGAGATGAACGGGGCTACTGTGGACACACGCTGATTGAGAATCAGATTGCGGAACGTGTTTTCCACTGAGGGCATGCGGACGGCCTGCTTGGCCTGCTCCTCTACGTCCTTCTCCGAGCGGAACACGCCGAGCGCTGGATTCGCCGCCGCCCATGCTTTCCTGTCCATCAGTTCCGCGTCTTGGTCAGCCGCATAGAGACGACAGACGATGTGCGGGTCGTTGCTCTTGAGAGCGTCATCGATCCAGACCGAGAGCAAGTCTGCGTCGTTTGCTGCTTGCGTGCTGATCGCGACTAAGAGCGGTTCCGCGTGTGCGCCTTGGGAGGTAGTTACCGCGTCGATGAAGTCGTCTTGAGGGCCGCGTATCTGTCCAATCTCGTCCAGGATGGCGAGGACTGGGGATAGCCCATGCGTCGTCTTGGCTTCTGCGGACAGCGCCTTGTATTCGACGTTGAGCGGCAGGCCGACGAGCTTCTTAGCCGACGGGTTGATGCGAACGAGCGGAGCAATCTCGGGCGATAGCTGGACCATCTTGGCCGCGAGATTGAACACCAGGGCGGCTTGGTCGCGGGACATCGCCCCGGAGACAATCTGGCTGTTGAGCTTCGCCTCTGGCCCAATCAGGTGAGCGAGGAGGATGCACGCGATAACCGCGCTCTTGCCGTTCTTACGGGCAATGCTGAGGTAGGCGCGGCGCGTACCGTGCGGGTTATCGTAGATCGAGAGAATGAACTCTCGTTGGAATTCCTCGAAGCGGATCGGTTGCCCGACGAGAGCGCCCTCCGGAACACGGAGGTAACGCTCGCAGAACGCAATTACGCGCTCGCCGCGAGTCTGGGGAATTGTCTGCTTGAGTGGGCCGGGGCTTACTGGATCGCGAATCCTCAATGCGTCAGACCGGGGATTAGTCCGTCATCCGCTTGGGATGCGTTGTGGACGGCCCCGCGTGCTGCCTGCTCTGCGCCAAGCTTCTTACCGGCGTCTTGGCTGCGGCCTACGGTCGCCTCCGCGTGAACGTGGAGGGCGCGAGAAAGGGCGACCGCGCGGCGGGTAAGTGTCTCCAGCAGGTTGTGCTTCGGATTCACTACCGGCGTGCCGCGCGCGTTCTCCAGAATGTCCCCCTCGTTTTCAAGTTCGAGACTGAGGCGGGAGATATCGGCTTGGGTACGGGCCAGATTAGCCGCAAGGGCTAGATCGGCGTTGTTCCACGTCGTAGCCGCTCGGGCCTGCACAATTGCATCCCAGTAGGGCCAATCGTCATCACGTAAGCGGATGTGGTGGGGAGGCTTAAGAGGGCCGGAGGATGCGGCCTGGGTAGCAGCTACCGCGGTCGTAGTGCTGTCGGAGCGTGTACGCAATGACTCTTGAGTATTAGGAAAAAGCCTTATTGATATTCGTCCGACGCGTCCTATGATTTTTGGCACGGGGCAAACAGACGGGGATAAGAATGAAAATCCAAGAACAGGACTTCTACCATGGGGTGGCGCTTACGCAAATTACTGAGCATAAGTCGTTTAAAGCGCTCAACACAGCCGGAACAGGGCATTACGGCCACTATTTAATCAATACCGATCGCCATGTGTTTATCAAGTACCGCACTGGGAAAGGACCCGCGTGGAACCACGTGTTTTCAGTCGGTGAATTGAAAGCTCTTGAGGCGGTATGCGCAAACCAAGAGATGGTGTGGCTCGGACTTGTGTGCGGCGAGGTGACTGTCTGTGTACTTTCAAAGGACCAGATCCATCGCCTCATCGATCCCACGAATCATGGGCAACAGCGAATTAAAATTGAAGTTCCTCCGAATGCAAGTTGCCGTGTATCTGGAACATTAGGCAACCTAGGAAAAGTTGTGCCGCATAACGCTTTCCCCGCACGGCTGTTCGAGTGACGCCGGCGGGTAGCATTGGGCTACGCGCGTACGCGCGCGCACAACAGGGGCTTATGGAAGGTTTAGAGCGAATCCAGGCCGATCCCTTAGAGCTAAGGCGTTATCGGAGGAAATTTTTGCAGTTAGCGATATTTCGACACTGACCTGCCGGTGTCGCCGGAAAAGGCTTCCGCAAATCACCATACCCCGCCCTAAACGAGAATCACTCGCATCTATGGAGGGATGCTTAAAAATTAGGCAATCTATAACCCGTATCGTGCTTTGTCTCTTACGAAAATAAGCGTTTTATACGGTATAAGAATCACCGTAGTTATCACTGAGTAGACCACAGTAGACTCACTGGGTTATCTCTGTGGGAATCAGCTATTCCAATGATGGGAGCTATCCGTAGGCATTCCATTTACTGAGCTACCAGACTTAAGCACATATCCTCTATCTGTAGCTGTTTTCTTCTTATGGCAGTCTATGCAGAGCAAATGTAGATTATCATCATCATTCGTTCCACCTTGTTCTAGTGGAATAATGTGGTCTACTTCTCCAGCGTGTACAGCTATTCCGCACTTCTGGCAAGTGTAATTATCTCTACGTCTAATTCTCTGGCGTTGCTTAACGCCTGCATCGCCTCTTAGGCGAGACTGCTTTGTATTCTTCTGGATAGCTCAATCTCCTCGCTCGCTTCGCTCGCTCGGATAGAACCACCGTGCGTATTATCCTATCTACCCTTGGTAGACCAATGAATGAACAGGGTTCGCCTTGCACGTACCTGGGGCATCATCCGGCATGCCTACCGATCGGGTGAGGGTCGTCCTCTCCTATGCTCAGGGGTATTTTATATCGTGAAATGAGGCGGGCTAGACCCTTGCTCCGCCTGCGTTTCCGTGAGTCTATCCGAATGCTTTCCCCGATGCGTCGGCCTTGACGACACATAGACTAATGAGCGTCCAAATCCAGGTAATCGTACCGACAATGAGGAAGAACTTCGAATAGAATCCGGTCGTTGCATCCAAGAGAAAAGCGAGAATAAATAGGATTAACTTCACAGTGCCTTGGCCGTTATAGCCGGCGTAAAAGTCGTGGAATCCCATTGACCCGAATATGAGGCCGAGGATAATGTAGGTTCCTCTGGATTTTGCCATTGATACAACTTGCGGCGCATTGGCCGAGTTCGTAGCGTTGTTATCTTTTTCAGCAATCGGATAACCGCAGGAGGGGCAAGAGCGAGCCTGGTCCGATACGGCTGTCTTGCACTCCGGGCAATTGATTAGCGCCATGATTTTCCCCGTAGAAATAAGCCTAGGGACGTTACAGGGCGCTTACATCATTGTCAAATCGTGCGGCTGTACCAAACCGGTACGCCCGCAATCTCAACGCCGGAACCTTCCTCAAGCGATGTCTCAAACGACGGGTAACGAGGGTTGTCCGGCATCACACGGATAACGTTGTTCGGTAGCACCTGGACGCGACGTACAACCATCGCATCATTGATGTACAGCGCGTAGAGACCGTCCTTAACCGGACTCAGCGGGTTCATGTTGACTAGGATGTTGTCTGCTCGGTTGAACGTGCCTTCCATCACGTCATCGTCAACGCGCAGCACGATCAACTTCTCTGGGTTCGCCTGGAGGTACTTCTCCACCCAGTACCGACGGAACGCCATCGTCACCTGTTCCAGTGCGCCGTTGCGCGGGTAACGCGGGATGTACACAAACTCATCACTCTCCTTGGGCTTCAGGGCCTGATTTTCATCCGCGCTCACATAGAGCACATCCTCGCCGAGCAGCCAGCCGATGGGCTTGCCGGTTGCGTCTCGGAACTTGCGCAGAGTCTCCAAGCCCGGAATCTTCTGGGCACTCACCATGTTGTAGAGAGTTTGCCTCGGGAAGTGGTGTTCCTTTCCCCATCCGTAGAGGTCGTCCGTCCCAATCGCTTCCCGAAGTCGGGCGAAGAACACTTCGAATTCAGCGAGTGAATCTCCCGAATTTGGAGTGGTCTCCTTCGTTTGGTTGGATTCTGCCGATTCGTTGTACATAGTCTTACCCTTGCAAGCTATTGATTCTACTGAATTATAGTCAAAACCTACTGACATCTAGCTGACGATGCAAAATTAAAAGTAGATCGCATGTAAAGAATTCGGTAAAGTTCGTTCCGTGGTCAGCGATGACCTACCGAAATTTGAGTGAATTCTAACAGAGCTAGTTGTTTCTGTACATTTTTCGGTAAATTTGTATGTGCCTGTTTACAACAGGTGCAGCGATACGGTTACGGCCTACCAGCCCGGCGCGTAAGTCCTCTAAGGAGGCGAGAACGGGATAAAGAGTCGGGAGCGCTAGAGACAATCACGCCGTGTAAGTGGGACGGGTGAAAACGACAGCGCAGCGAGCGAGGCGGAACCTCCCCAGTTCCAAGGACGCGAGCCCGTTCCTATACGGCCATGCAGCAGGAAGCCCGTAGGCTTACCTCTTGCCCCGTGTACAGACGGTCAACGAACTACGGTTCGTAGAGCAGGTTCTCGCGAGCCTGTTCCACCAACCGAACAACGAGAGGAACGAAACCACATGAACAGCCAAGAACGCTCCGCCCGCATGGGCGAACTGCTGAAGCAAGCCGGCATCAACGTCCGCCGCGTTACGTGCCTTGGCGCGTTCGTGCACGTCGACTCTTACAAAAAGTACGACCTGCAACTGCGCGGCATCTTCGGCCGCATGGGTGCCGCCTCGGTTCACGCCAGCGAAGGTCGCCACATGGACGGCGTCGACGGCTACCGCATCGTCGCGCGCTTCGCCTAACAACCGCCCTTCTACAGGAGAACAACGATGACCTACAAAGTCCTGAGCGCCGATTTCAGCGTCTGGAAGCACGTCATGTATTTGCCGATGGCTCGGGCCATCGCCGAGCGCGACATCGATGCAGCCAATCCGGTGCTGTTCGTCGTGCCGGTCCTCGCCTAACAACCCTTCCCGTTACAGGAGAACGACAGTGCCGCAGCGCAATGCTATTGAGAGGAAGGCAAACGCAAAGGGCGTCGTGTTCGCACTCGTCACTGATGGCGCGACGTGGGAAGTTTGGAAGCTGTGCGAGAACTACAACGGCAAGGTTCGCGGCGGTATCTCGAAGACGTGGCGCTATGTCGAAAAGGGAATGACCGAACAGGCCGCACGTGCGATGTTCGGCCGCCGTACTGCCGCTTAACAACCCCTCCCGCTACAGGAGAACGACGATGCACACGATCGAAATTAAGGAAGTGGCGCAAGGCGTGTTTGATGTGCTGATGAACGGCTTTAGCTACGCGATTCATCGCGGTTTCGACGCAGAAGGCGCAGCGAAGCGGGCCGCCGAAACCAAAGCGGCATTCAAGCGCCAAGGTGAACGCGCCCGCATTATCGCCGCCTGACCAACCGCGCCCGCTGAGCCGGCAAATTTGCGAGTATCTCGCGTGGGCGAAAAATAGCTATACTCACTCGTCCAGTTCGGCAAGAGGATTTGCATGAGTCCTTTTGCTTAACCGAACAAAAAGAGAGAGCGTATGACCGAACACATTCCGAAGTATTCGGGCCGGGATAATCACACGTCGGCGGAGACTAGCCGCGAACCTTACGGGGAGAACCGAACGGAGGGCCGGCCACGCTATGCGAGCCGGATGAGCAGCATCGAGGAACTGCGTAAAGCAGGAGCAGCATGGAGGAAGAAACTCCTCAACTGATCTACGCAGAGCAGCACACGTAAGGCCCGCGAGCAGTTAGCGCGGGCTTTTTATTTGCAGATACACAAATTTCACGAATCTACTTAGGACTACCATATGACGCAAATCCGCAAGCCGCTGGACATGAACCGCGCGCACACCGTTGGCCGCTTCCTCAACGAGAACCCGGAAGCAAAGAAGATCGTCGTAGCAAATCGCCGTAACGCTCTTCGTTCGTTTTTCCACTTGGGCGAACAGAACAAGCACGAGTTCAACGGCGGTGTTCGTCGCGGTTCGATGCTGGGTCGCGGTGCAGGCTTCGATATCTGCTGCAAGGCGCGTGCCGTATGAACCAACGCGCCGTACTCAAGGAAGCACACGTTGCAGGCGCTACGGTTTCGTTTCACGGAGCATCGGAAACGATCCAGATTGACGGACATCGTTGGGACCGCTGGGCCGCACTGAGGAACTCCCGTGAACCCAAGCCGTTCGTCTCGTACCGCACTAGGTCACTGCGCGGCAATGTAGCGGGGCGCATTCAGGCGGGTTACTCAGTGGTTCACGCGTGACACTGATGGACGAGTCGAAAGCAATCAGGGCGTTCGCCCGCGAATGGAACCGGCGCGAACTCGCAAGGGCACGAGCTTAAGTTTCGCTGTACAGGTTGGGACTACTTTTACTTATAGGAAACTGAGATGGAAAAGAAATTCACAGCGGGTCAACGTGTCAAGTTCAACCAGCGGTACGTCGCGAACAAACGGAAAACATACGAGCGGGGTTCAATGGGTACGGTGGCGCGAGACCAACTCGGCGTCCTGGTATCCGTGAACATGGATGACGGAACTACCACAACCGTCTTCGCGTATCGGCTGGATTCATACACGGAGATTCCGGAATTCAAGGTCGGGGATACCGTCCGCATTACGCAGAAGTACACCAACGGCGGCGAACTGTACTGGGCGGAACTGATGGACAAGTACGTTGGCCGTGAAGGTGTCGTGATCGAGACGCCGCCGACGCACCGCTCCATCCAAGTTTCTGTTGATGACGACGCGTGGTGGTATCTGCCGGAGTCTCTGGAGCATATCAAAGCTGAACAAAAGCAACCCGAACCCGCGAGCGAATTCCGCATTCGCAAACATGGGACAGCACTCCGTGAAGTTCGCGGCACTCCGTTCGTGTCGCAGGAAGCAGCAGAGCAAGCAGTCTCCCGCTATACGCCGGGTAGCGTCTACGAGATTGTCGAAGTCAAGGTTATTCGCACCGTGAAGGTCGAGCAAGAAGTGCGTGTGATCGACTACAAGGAGGCTGCGTAAATGGCTCACCTGTTTAAGGTTGGATGCAAGGCGCGCGTCAAGGTCCATAGCGAAGAGTTTCCGGTCGGCATCGTCGTGACCGCAGTAGAAGTTGAGCCCCCGGATTACGACGGTATTGTTTCTGCACGTTGGACGGACGGCAACGAGACGCACTGGATGTACGACCACGCAGTAGAGCTTGTGGAGGCTGTTCAGGACTTCGACCTCCTGTCAGCGATGACCGGGAAGCCGCTTAAGTTCCGCTCCGGTTGCGATGTCAAGTTCATTGCGTACTCGCCGGAAGCAAAGCCGCATTGCCAACTGGTTCTGTTGAATCCGTCCACGGGCAACATTGTGACGCGGTATGCGAACGGGAAGGGCAGCACCGAACCCTACGACGAACCGGGCGACATCCTCGTTAAGGAGGCTGCGTAATGGCTTCTCGATACAGGCATCCGGAGTTTCGCCTTGTGGAGCGCGACGACAGCGTACACAACTGCGACGGCTGCGCTCTACAAGAGGACATCATGTGTACGGAGCTAATCTGTCATGCGGAGGCACTACCGGACGAGCATTCGCTCCGGTACTCGAAGAAGTCGTTGATCTGGGTACGTAAGGACGGTCAAGAGTAGCGCAGACTCTCCGCGCGTAGAGCGAAGCATTCGAATTATTTAACTTAGGACTACATGACAAAGACGAGCAGAGAGCGAATCGCGGAATACCGCAGCAAGGCAGCAGACTACGCGGCTAGGGCCGACGCACTCGAAGCGCAAGAGAAGGCAGCAGCCGCACTCGAATTGCTCAAGCAAGGCGACGTGATCCGCTTCAACTACGGACGCGGCGAAACGCGCGGCGAGTTCACGGGCGAAGTGCGCGCGGTGTTCGACACGGACAAAGGCAAGGGCATCAAGGTTATCAAGGGCAGCGGCGCGGACGAGGAAATCGTAACGATCCGTCCAGGTGACATCGTGGCTATCGGTGAGGAAGTACGGGAGGCCGATGCGAAGCAAGGTAGCGGCGAACTCGCGCCCGCTGATCCGCTGGCGGGTATCGAATGATGAGCAAGACGGTAATCGTATGGGACGAATGCGGTCAGAGCGATATTTCGTTCGTCGTGATCGATCGGGACGTAACGCATCTCGCAGGCGTGTACATAAACCGTGGTGGTAATGACCGCGACAAGGAGGACGAGCTTACGGGGCTCATCTATGACGATGCGGGGCGTACCCGTAACAAACACCTTCCGTCATTCCCAGTCGATGCAGTCAAGGCGGGCGCGGCGGTCGTCGTCTGCGGCTTTCTTCCCTAATTAGCAAGGAGACCACATGCACAAGTACACGGCCGCCCTCTTGGCGGCGTTCGCAGCAACCAAGGATTTCGCGGCACGCGGCGCGGAACGAATCCGAAAATTCCTCGTCGCGCTTCACGTCGCGAACCTCAAGCGTCTGGTAATCCGCACTGTCGAGCGTGCCCGCCGCGCGGATGACGATGTGCGCTATCACGAAGCCGGAGCAGTTGAAGCGCGGATCAGAGCCGACGAGGCATGGCGACATGCAGACGGGCAGCTTTCGGCGGTCAAGAAAGACGCGGCAAAGCACGGAGTGACGCTTTGAAGCTGTTGCCGTGCATCTTCCTCATTTTCCTCGCGTTGAAACTGGCGGGGATTGGCGTGATCGCTACGTGGTCGTGGTGGCTCGTGACGTTGCCGCTCTGGATAGGTTTTGCAGCCCTCGTTGTGGCGATTGTGGCTGGATTGTTCATCTTGGGCGCGGGCGGTACGTGGACCGCGATCCGTGACGGACTGAAACGGAAGTAACCAATGAGTCGCGTGCTGGAATCGAAAGAATGGTTGCAGCACGCCCAATCCCTCCCGGAGGGGGGCAGTAGAAAGATTCCGCACGATTGCGGCCCCGGCGATTGCCTGCACATCAACCATAAGCGGGATGGCTGGGCCGCCTACTGCCATAGGTGTGCATACAAGGGCTGGGTTCCACGTCCGGCTGAAAGCCTCACGGAAAGACTTGCCCGTCTGCGTCGAATACAGGCCGCAGAGGAGGTCATAGCCGCTAGTCCTGCCTTGCCCCTTCCCGCAGAAATGAACCCGTCAGAGTGGCCGCTGGAGGCCCGCGTGTGGCTCTACAAGGCGGGCATCTCGAACACGGAAATAGAAGCGCTGGGGTTCTACTGGAACTCACGCATGCATCGCGTAGTTCTTCCGGTTCGCGACGAGCTGGGAGGCGTCGTGTACTGGCAGGCCCGAACGTTAGACAAGAGCAACCCACGGAAGTACGTCAATCCTCACGTTGATAAACGGCGTCTCGTTGCGCGGTACGGCAACGGGCCGCTGACCGTGCTTACGGAGGATTTGCTATCCGCGTACAAGGTCGCGACTCGCGGCGGTGTCGCTGGATGGTGTCTGCTGGGGACAAAGATATCCGACTGGATCGCGGCGGAGTTGATCCGTTCGGGCAAGCCGGTAGTCGTGTGGCTGGACCCTGATAGGGCAGGACAGACGAACGCAGCAAAGATTATCAAGCAGCTACGGGCATACGGCATTGCTGCGCGCAACGTAGTTTCAAGTAAAGACCCGAAATTGTTGAACAGAGAGGAAATACATGAGCACGTCCAAACTTAGCCCGCGTTTCGTGGAAAAGGGAAGTTACGATGGTCGAGAGCGTGCGCGATGGGGTAACGCTCAATCTCACTGACGAAGAGGGACGAATGCTCGTCGCCCTCGTTGGAAAGACCGGCGGAACCGAACTCAGAGAGGTCTATGCTGCGTTGGTCCGGGAGTACCGGGACGACACGTACAAGGCCGTTTCTGCGTTTGACGGAAAGCCCCTGCCGACGATTCACATCAAGGCTGCTTAACGCTTGTCCATCGAGGTAACACTCCTCCAGCTTCTCAAGTACCGCGAGCGTTACGAGAGGCTGGCGAAAGCAGTACCAACGGCAGCACTGGAAGCAAAGTCAGTCGTCATCCTTGGCGACTACGGGAAGTTCTTCACTGAGTTCCCCGACCAACGACGCATCGATCTTGAGCCGTTCATGCTGTGGTTCGGGACGTTCGCTCACCCAACACTTTCGGCGGAGCAACTGGCGCTTTACCGCGCGTTGCTGGGGAAAGTCCTTAACGAGGATTGCGACCCGTCGCTAGAGGCGGGAATCATGGAGCGCCTAGTAGCGGCAGAGACCGCGAACCGCGTTACGTCGCTAATCGAGAAGTACAACAACGGCGACGAGGTAGACCTCTACGTTTCCCTCCGGGACGAGATTGAGCGGTTCGAGCAGAACACGAATCGCAAGGTGCGCGTTCCGTGGATCAACGAGGACATTGATTCGATCCTGCTTGATGACAAGGACGATAGAGGGCTGCATTGGCGGCTGGACTGCCTGAACACGGTAATGCGCCCGCTTCGCGGCGGAGATTTCATCGTTTTTGCGGGGCGTCCGGACAAGGGTAAGACGACGGGCATCTCATCCGAGGTTACGTACATGGCGAGCCAGTTTGACGCCTACTACGGTCCCGATAGCGGTCGCTATGCCCTCTGGATGAACAACGAGGGTCCGGGTAAGCGCATTGTCCAACGTACCTACCAGAGCGCGCTTAACGCGACGATGGCAGAGCTTATCCGCATGTCGAATAACGGGACGCTCAAGGACAAGTACGCGGACGCAGTTGGCGGTGTCGATCGTATCCGCATCATGGACGTACACGACTTCTGGAATTACGAGGTCGAGGACATCATGCGCCGCTGTCCGCCCGGACTCGTCGTGATGGATATGGTGGACAACATCAAGTTCGGTGGGCAGGCGTTGAACGGCGGGCAGCGTACCGACCAGCTTTTAGAGGCTCAATATCAGTGGGCGCGCCTTATGGCCGTGAAGTACGACACGCCGATTATCGCCACGTCGCAAATCTCAGCGGACGGCGATGGTATGCAGTTCCCGACGCTACCCATGCTCAAGGACAGTAAGACCGGGAAGCAGGGAGCGGCGGACGCAATCATCACCTTGGGCGCGTCGAATGATCCTTTCTACGCGTCGTCGCGCTGGATCGGCATGACGAAAAACAAACTGCGCCGTCAAGGTGCGCCCCAATCACCCCAAGCAGAAGTCATGTTCGACGGCGAACGTGGCCGCCTGCTTATGCCTGTGGAGACCGCATGAGGGAAGTCAAGATTTACGTAACTATCCAGTACCAGTCGGAGCCGCGAGAAGGATTCGGAGACGACGCACCGGACGCAATCATTGCGGCGAAATGCGATGACATCGCGCGTGTCTTGGGCGGCGAAGTGATCGACTTGGAGATTAAGTGAGATACGGCGTCATCCGCACGCAAAAGTGCGACTACGACGTGAATGGCGGCCCGGTGCACTGGCTGCGACGAGGCACTTTGGTTCGCGTCCTCCGTGGTGGGGAGGATGTCGGGTATCAAGTCGAAACCATGTACGCAGTATTCGCCATTCCCGTCGTGCGCAGCCGGCCGCAACGCTACGGGGTTCGGGAACAGCACGTCGTCCGTTCCGACTTCTACGAGCTTCCTCAATGGTTTGGTCCGTTCTTGGAATGGTTCGCGCCGAAATTCCAGCGCGCTCGCGAGTGGCTCGGCTGGGCGTAGCCGAACTCATCGGCAGTATCTGCCTAGTGATTCAACTGCCCTGGATGGTGGGCGGCACTGGATTCCTTGTATGGGAAATGATTCAACAACTTACGGAGAAGAATGACACGACCACTCTATGACGCCGTGTACGTCGTCGTGAACGAACGCGGTGAGCCTGCATATGTGGGCGACAAAGGTGCGCCGATCTACTCGCGGAAGTATGACGCTGTACGGAAATGCCCGCGCGGCGGGAGGGTGTTGCGGTTCTGGCTTGAAAGCCCGGATGTCGTACACGAAGGCTCGCAGCGTTGAGCGGGATTCCGCAGGGGTTCAAGCCGAATCTGGCTGCGACCCTGATGAAACCGGAGCTTATCAAGTTCCCGGTATGGGCCTCGCCCAAGATTGACGGTATCCGTTGTGTGTTCTTCGGCGGCGTGGCGTATAGCCGCTCGCTCAAGCCGATTCCGAATCCGGTAGTGCAAGGCTTCGCCCAGGCACATGCGGACATTCTGGACGGGCTGGACGGCGAGCTTGTTGTAGGCAATCCGAACGATCCGAACGTGATGCAGCAGACGACTAGCGGCGTCATGAGCAAGAGCGCAGAGCCGGACTTTACGTTTTGGGTGTTTGACTGGGTTCCGGTGTGGTACGTATCAGGCGGTGGTGAGTCGGCTGGCTACGACGGCCGCAGCGAGATTGTAGAGGCTCGTCTCATGAAGGCGGCCTCGCGGCAGATTGCACGCATACGGGCCGTTCCGCAGCACCTATGCGTGTGTGCCGACGACCTGGACAAGCTGGAGGCGCGTTTCCTCGCAGACGGTTACGAAGGCATGATGATCCGCGCGCATGCCGGTGCGTACAAGTGCGGCCGCAGCACGGAGCGTGAGGGTGGTCTCGTCAAGGTTAAGCGGTTCGTAGACGACGAGGCGGTAATCGTCGGGTTCGAGGAGGAAATGCACAATGCAAATGAGGCGACACGCAACGCGACAGGCCGAACGGAGCGCAGCACGGCACAAGCGGGTTTGGTCGGTAAGGAAACTTTGGGCGCGCTGGTGGTGCGTCGATTCGAAAGCCGGGGTATGGGTGAGCCCTACGGGCCGGTTGGTCCGGAATTCAACATCGGTACGGGCTTCACTGCCGCGCAGCGGCGGGATTACTGGCAAGGCCGCGACGGTCTTATTGGTCGGGTAGTCAAGTTCAAGCACTTCGACCACGGTACGGTAGACGCACCTCGCCATCCCGTTTTCATCGGTTTTCGTCATCCGGAGGACATGTAATGCCACGTCTCTACAACGGACACACACTCGTAGAGCTTGAGGAGGTTTGCCAACACTGTGAGGACGAGCAGGACGTAGGGTTGGACGGAATCTACGGCGACGAATCGGAAAGCCCGAGTATTGTGCTTGCGCTGATCGCGCGCGTTCGAGAGCTAGGCGGTAAAGACTAATGCCGCATATTCCAAAGCTGTCTCCTTATGTCTTGCCACCGCGTGCGCTTAAGGTTCCGGAGTGTGAGGCGCGCGATTTGCGCGAACGCACCGTTATGCACTTCATCATTCAGGGCTGTTCTGCCTCGCATGCGATAGCGGAAGCGGTACGCGTGTGTAAGTTTGTCGAGGAGGGAAAGTAATGGGCGTCATCTGGCTTTGCGTGTTCGTCATGCTGATTGTCATCCTCAGTAATTGATGACGCCAGCAATCCTCACAGCGAGCGGGCGCTACTTTGAATTCCTGGAGCCTGATCCCGACAGCATCGTAATCGAGGACATCGCGACGGCACTGTCGCGCATCTGTCGCTTCACAGGGCATACGACGCAGTTCTACAGCGTCGCGCAGCATAGCGTCCTGGTCTCGTATCTGGTTCCTCCGGAGTACGCCTTGCAAGGACTGCTGCACGACGCGGCGGAGGCGTATCTCGGGGACGTTTCCAGTCCGCTTAAACAGCTTCTCCCGGACTACAAGGCAATCGAGAACCGAGTAGAGCGCGCGATTCTGGAGCGCTTCGGTTTGCCTTTCCCGTTGCATCCGTCGATCAAAGAGGCGGACTTGCGGGCGCTCGTGACGGAGCGCCGAGACTTCATGCCTGAGCCGGCTGAACACTACCGCGTGACGGATTCGGTAGCGTGGTCGTGGACCGATGGAGTTCCGACCTCTGGCGACGTACCGCTACCTATATTCAATACGGCTGTCGCGCGAATGGTATTCCTTGCGCGCTACGACGAACTAACGCAGGAAAGCTAACGAGTATATGGACCTTAAGGTAGTCACGCTTACGGATTTGATGGCCGCTCACGTCCATCATTGCTGGGCAAAACAAGTAGCTCGCGTGTCGAAGCACTTGCCGGACGCGGTTCTTGTAGGTGGGGCGATTAGAGACACGTATTTTATTCGGAATGTGAAAGACCAGGATTACATGACAGAGCGGGGGCTGTCAGGGGTGACGTGTATGGAAAAAGCGCTAGGAAGGACAATGTACCCATGTATCACCGAGGCGCGGGCCGACTACGGTAGCAACGGCTGTCTGACGGCAGCGTACGAGACAGTTCGTAAGGATGTGAATCTGTTGCTTGTCACGTCGATACTCGGGCGCATCCAAGAGTTTCCCGACAGCATTAGTCAAATCTGGTACGACGGGCAGAATGTCAAATGTACGCCCGCGTTCATCCAAACAGCGAATACAAAGGTCGTTACCTATAACGAGAGGATGTCGCCGGAGCGCCTAACACGTATTCGGGCGAAGTATCCAGACTTCCAATTCGAGTGCCAGGAGGGCTGACATAACGTATTGCGTCTGGGACGTGGAGACCACGATCAAAGCCTACATGAAGCGCAAGGCGTCTCCATTTCTCCCTGAAAATTTCGTTGTGGTCTCCGGCTGGAAGCGTAAGGACGGCGAGGTCACCGCGGATTACTTCGGACGGGGACCGCGCCCGTTCGACTGGTTCACGAAACTCCTCAAGGATACGACGCTGCTTGTCGGTCAAAACATCAAGTTCGACTTGCTGCACGCACTACGCGAGCCGCAGAACCTTGATGCCTGGATGGAGTTCGTAGCGCGCGGTGGGAACGTCTGGGACTGTCAGCTTGCCGAGTACCTGCTACGCGGCATGGAGCCCACATCGCACATGCTGTCTATGGACGAGATGGTTGTGTCCTACGGCGGCAACGTGAAAATCGATGAGGTTAAGGCGCTGTGGGAGGCTGGCGTAGATACGCCGGACATAGACAAGGATTTGATCCTTCGATACCTCTGCGGCGATGAGTCGGGCCTCGGTGACATCGGCAACACGGAAAGGATTTTCCTGGGCCAGCTTGCCAAGGCCCGTAAGTCCGGACAGGTGAAGTCGATCCTCCTCAACATGGGGAGCCTGTTGTGTACCGTCGAAATGGAACGCAACGGGATGTACGTCGACAAGGCGCTTGGTCTGCGGCTCGCTGCGGAGCTTGAGGAGCGCTTGACGGCGATTACTGCGGAGCTTCGGGCGTACCTGCCGGATGACTGCCCCTTTGATTTCAACTGGTCGAACCGCTATCACCTGTCCCCGCTGATTTTCGGCGGTACGGTGAAGTACCAGAAGCGGACGGAAACGCTAGACGATGCGGGCAACCTCCAGTACTTCTCGAAAGAGGAGACGCATTACCTCCTTGTCGATGGGACGACGATGGAGTGCGGCAGGTGGGACGTTGCGTACGCAGCCGGGGCATTCGTTCAGGTTGACGAACCAGCTACCGAACTGGACCGCGAGTTGGGCCACTATGACGACGAGTCCGGAAAGTGGACGGTTCCGTTATCGCAGGTTGCGCGATTCGCAGGCGGGAAGAACAAGGGCGAACCCAAGACCAAGAAGGTCAAGGTTCCTGACCTTGAGCGAGGGCCTAAGACGGCTATCCGGGACTTCTTCTACAAGTTCCCCGGTTACACGACGCCGGACGAGATTTGGGCCAGCAGCACGCCGGGGCTGTACAGCGTATCGAGCGAGGTTATCGAAGCACTGGGGAACCGGGATATTCCTTTTCTCAAGACGCTGGCGAACGTCGCGAAGCTGGGTAAAGACCTTGGTACGTACTACATAACCACGGACGAAAAGACCGGGCAGCAAAAGGGCATGCTCACGCTGGTAGGTGACGACGGGATCATCCACCAGAAAATCAATCATACGTCCACGGTTACAGCGCGGTTTTCAGAGCAAGACCCGAACCTACAAAACGTATCCGGTGCGGGCAAATCGCAGGTTAAGAGCGTGTTCGTATCCCGCTGGCTTGCCGATGGTCAGGTTGTGCAATCTGATTTTACGTCGCTGGAAATTTTTATCCAAGCGATCCTCACGGGCTGCAAACAGCTTATCGATGATCTGCGTGCAGGTCTGGACATGCACTGCGTTCGCGTGTCGCAGAAGGAGGGCATCACGTATGAGGATGCCGTACTCAAGTGCAAGGGTGATCCATCGCGAGGCATCGCACCGTTACCGGACTGGGAGAAGAAGCGGAAGGGCGCGAAGGAATTCAGTTTTCAGCGTGCATACGGTGCGGGTGCGGCGGGTATCGCGGCGTCTACTGGGATGCTTTTGGAGGATGTGCAGGCGCTTATCAAGGCGGAGGAGGTTCGTTATCCGGAACTGTCCGCATACAACGTGGCTAAGACCGAGCGCATCAAGAAGTCGCGGCGGCCGACCAACAACATCCAGCCACACCCGGAAGTAAAGGGCTTGATGTGCCAGCTTGGTAAGGGGTACAGCGTCACGCCGGACAACAAGGTGTACAGCTATCGCGAGTCTCCCGCCCCTGCGTGGCTCGTTCGGCAAGGTGGCATGCCGCAGTCATTCAGCCCGACTGAGATTGCGAACTACGAGGTCCAAGGCACTGGCGGGGAATGGGCCAAGGCTGCAATGTGGCTCGCGATTCGCGCGTTCTATGCCCGGAAGAACTTCGGCGGCCTCGCGCTCTTGGTCAACCAGGTTCACGACGCGCTGTACAAGGACGCACACAAGTCTGTCCTGTTCGAATCGAGCGCGCTCCTTCATGCCTGCATGCTCGCCGCGTCAGACTTCATGGAGTGGTATTTCGGCTGGAAGATCCCGGTCCCTGTTCCGAGTGTCACGGTACACGGCGACAGCATGATGGAAGAAAACGCCTTCACAGGCGACTTCGAGGAACGCGCAGAGCAATTCCGCGTTGAACTTCGTCAGCAGTACATGGACGGCTACACGCCGTCTTTCATCCACTAACTAGAAGGAAATTCAATACTTGGTATACGACCTCAAAGCGAAAATTGCAGAAGCAAAGAAAACCGGCCCGAACATGAATGAAGCCCAGACAGGCGTCGAATGGACGCCTCCGGCCGCCGGCATCGCGCGTGCTCGTTTCGTCGGCTATTTCGAGCTTGGCACGCATGAGGAAGAATTCGAAGGCAAGAAGCGCGACCGCGAAAAGGTTGATCTGGTCTTTGAACTGAGCGGCCCGAACCACGAACCGGGCAAAGCCGCAGACGGGGCGCTGATCCCGATTCGCATCACGGCTCAAGAAACCCTGAGCTTTAGTGAGAAGGCGCATTTCTTCAAGCTGTTTGCGGCGATGAACGCTGCGCACGGCGGTACGGCTACTCACATGGCGGAACTGCTGGGTAAGCCGTTCATCGTGGAAGTGTTCCACCGCAAGAGCAAAGACGGCAAGAAGACGTACGCGAATCTGCGCGGGCCGAATGGCTACAACGTGAAGGGTACGACGGTTCAAGACCCGCTGACGGGTAAGCCGGTGCTGCTAGAGGTCGCCGCAGCAATCACGGACGTCAAGGCGTTCATCTGGGATGTCGCTGACAAGGAAATGTGGGATTCGATCTACATCGAGGGCGAGTATCCGGAGCGCAAGGACGAAAAGACCGGCGAAGTGATTTCGAAGGCGCGTTCAAAGAACGTGATTCAGCAAAAGATCATGTCGGCGAAGAACTGGAAAACCAGTCCGCTTGCGGCGATCGTGGCTGCTGGCGGTCAAGAGCCGGACTTACCGGACGCTGAAACGCCGGAGCGTGACACGCCCGAGAACGATGCAGCAGCCGACCCGCTGGCCGCAATCGGTTGATCGATATTCCACGCAATCCCGCCCGCAAAACCGGGCGGACGACGCGCGATGTAACGCGGTGTCTGATTGCCGCCGCGAGTGGTAAGCGCGTGGTCTACGTCGTTCACAATTACGCGATGACTCAGCATGTTCGCAACCTCGCGCGTGCGATCTGCGGAGATGAAGGAGTGCCTAAGACGTTCGATGTGGTGAGCGCCCAGTCGAACAAGTACGCAGGCATTCGCCTGGATCGAGTGATTTACGACCACGTAGCGCGAGGCGAAGAATAGACGCGGCACTACGCGCAAAGATTGCGCGCGCGGCGGAGGAGTGTCCCCAGTTCGGCGCGGGGACATTCCCGCCCGTCGAGCCTGGGCGCGTGCTCCATCTAGACGGCGACTATCTAGCCTACTACGCGGCCGGGAACGACGACACGCAGCCTGGGGCCGCGCGCCGGAACGCCTTCGAGCGTATCGAGTCAACGCGGCTGCGCACGGGTTCGGAATCTGTTGTCGTCCATCTATCAGCGACCGGATGCACTAAAGCACACCGGTTTCTTATCGCGACCGTGAAGCCGTACCAGGGGCAACGCCACAAGCGCAAGCCGCGCAACTGGCAATTCCTCCGGGAAGTCCTGGAGCACTACGAGGGGCCGAACTTCCGGCCGAAGGTATGGGTAACGCGGGAGGCTGATGACGGGATGGCCCATTGTGCGCACCTATCCGACATCGCTATTTCGACGCGAGACAAGGACATGCGCATGCTTCCGGGGCTGCACATCAACTGGATGTCCTGGGAGCTAACGATGGTCCCGCGTGGAGCGTTCGACGTGATCGGTACGGATGGCTTGCAGTACGGGTTGAAGTGGTTCTATCTGCAACTGCTGCAAGGCGACACAGCCGATAACATCCCCGGACTGCCTCTGCTATTCGGCCAGCAATGCGGCGAAGCGCGCGCCGTGAAATTCCTTTCCGGGGTGTCGACCGTAGAGGACGCATACGACCGCGTACAGACCGCATACGCCGATCACTACGGCGCGGTATGGGCTGATGCCCTTATCGAGCAAGCGGCCCTCCTATGGCTTCGTACGGACGCGCAAGCAAGCATTGCGAACGTCGCGGAAGCCTTCCCCGATTGCCCCCACATCAAGCGCGCTCTGGAGCGTCTGGAATCGCGCGTCACACAGGAGTTGAATGACCTTCAAAAAATTGTCCAAGGCTGACTTGGCGGACTACCGCGAGAAGTTGCGGGCAAAGCAGGGCAATCGATGCCCGATCACGGGCTGGTATCTCACGGACGACATCGTAGCGGACCATTGCCATAAAACCGGGATGATGCGCGCTGCGCTCCCGCGCTGGGTGAATGCGGTGCTCGGTCGAGTGGAGAACTGGGCGGGGCGTGTAGGCGGTGGTGTTCCGGTGCCTACGTTCCTGCGGAAGTGCGCAGACTACATCGAGCATTACCAGCTTTTCCCGTCGTTCGTGTTCCATCCGTTGCACAAGACGCAGGAGGAGAAGAAGGAGGCCGCAAAGAAGAAGGCAGCCAAGCGACGTGCGGCGAAGAAAGCGGAGGTCGGCAAGTGAGAAAGAAGCCCCGCATTCTGTCCTTGGACATTGAAACGTCCCCGATACTGGGTTACGTGTGGTCGCTCTGGAAACAGAACGTTTCGCTGAACCAGATTCACAGCGAGTGGTGCATTCTGTCCTTCTGTGCGAAGTGGCTGGACGATCCGCGAGTCATCTATCACGACACCAGCGCACAACGAAACAAAGAGGACGATCGCCGCATCGTTCGCAAGCTGTGGAAACTGCTAGACCAAGCCGATATCGTTGTTGCACAGAACGGCGTCAAGTTCGACGTGCGCAAGATCAACGCGCGATTCATCTTGCTCGGGATGCAGCCGCCGTCCCCGTTCCGCGTTGTCGATACGATGCTGGAGGCCCGGAAGCACTTCGGGTTCACGTCGAACAAACTGGAATGGCTCACGGCGAAGCTGTGCAAGACCCACAAGAAGCAGAAGCACGCACAGTTCCCCGGCTTTGAGCTTTGGCGCGAATACCTCGCGGGCAACCCCGCAGCGGCGGCCGAAATGCAGGCGTACAACACGGATGACGTGCTGAGCCTGGAGGAGTTGTACCTCGTCCTCCGGCCATGGATCACGGGGCATCCTAACGTGGGTAACTACGACAGCGCCGTGGGCGACGGGCCGAAGTGCGACCGGTGCGGGAGTACGAACGTTCGCCGGAAGGGTCTCCGTTATACACAGGTCGGGCAGTACCCGCGCTATCACTGCCAAGCATGCGGCGCGTGGAGCCGTGGCCGCCTAACGGTCAATTCAAAGCAGCACAAGGCAAACCTTCTCGTCTCGTAAGGAAATCTATTGATCGTTCACGTTACCGGCGCGGCTCTTAAGGCTGCGCTGCTGCAAGCAGGCAAGCAAGACATTCGCTACTACCTGAACGGTATTTGCGTCGAGGCCTACGAGAAGGAAACGCGGATCATTGCGACGGACGGGCATCGCATGGCCGTGGTTCGGGTCCGCGCTGAGAACTTCGGCGTATCGCCGGGGACACAGTTCATCATTCCGCGCGCCACGGTCGAGGCATTGAAGGTTACAAAGCCGCTGCGTGATCTGCCTATCTCGATTGAAGGACCAGACGAAAAGACTGGCGAGTATCGGATGACGTACGCCACTGACGTAATCATCTTTCGTGCCGTCGATGGGAAGTTCCCGGATTATCGACGTGTCGTTCCGCAGCGAACGTCAGGCGAACCAACGCAACTGAATCCCGCGTATTTGCTAGACATGCGGAAGTCGGTGGAGTTGCTGGGAAGCAAACGGATTCATGTGCAATACAACGGCACGGACGCGGCAGTAATCACGGCTGAGGACACCAAGATTGAGTTTGTTGGCGTCGTTATGCCGGAACGGTGGACCGACAAGGACCAAAAGCCCCATGTCCCGCCTGATACGTCCTGGGCGCGCACCTGATCCCAACTTTCTATCAATGCGGGCGTATCGCGGCGGCGGAGGGATTCGACGTTGCGGACGTTCCTTTTGATCGCGGCGCGCTCGCTCGTAGAGAATGGCTGCGTGGATTCCATGCCTATCTAGATGAAAGCACTTCTGATTCACGCAGCAGAGGAAGCGGCGGAGTTCACGCAAGCCGCGATGAAGAACGCCCGGAGTGATTGGGGCAGACGGAAATTGACTGACGAGGCCGCCGATTTGGCGGCTTTTCTTTTGGTGATGCAGGAGCGCGGCGCGATTGATCCGGAGCGATTCGGCAAGCGTCTTGCGATGAAGGTAAAGAAGATGAGGAGGAAGTATCTCAATCGTTGATGGCCCGGCATGGGAGCGCGATTTCCCGCCCGATAACAGCCCGAAGAATCCAAACCCGAAGGACTCCATCGGTAGCAGCAAAGTCCCCATGCACCTGTGGCCCCACACGGCTACGGTAATGGGAGCGCTCGGCTTGCAAGACGGGGCATTGAAGTACGGACGCGGAAACTATCGAGCCTCGCCCGTACGCGCTTCGATCTACTACGACGCTGCAATACGGCATCTGTTCGGATGGTTCTCGGGTCGCCCGTGTGATCCGGACAGCGGGTTGCCTGACCTTGCGCATGCGTTGGCATGTCTTGCGATTGTTGTCGATGCTGACGCAGCAGGAACGCTGATTGACGACCGTGACTACAACAGCGGATACCCCAAGTTCATCGCGGAAATGACGCAGCATGTCAAGCGTCTGCAAGAGATGCACGCGGACAAAGAACCTCGCCACTTCACGATCAAAGATGCAGCGTAAGCCCGTCTACTACAAGGACACACGTATAGCGCCGAACAGCGACCTATACGCCGCGTTGCAAGAAGCGAAGAACCCGAACGCATCCACAGCGGATCGCAAAGAAGCCGCAGCACGCGCGGAACGCATCTATCAAGAATGCGAGCGGGAATATCAACGAACGTATAAAGGGAAAGTTTGAGCAAATACTCGCATGACGAATTGTGCAACATGGCGCGGACGGTGTTGGAAGCGAAAGAGAATGGCGACCGACGCGCCTACTTGCTCCTTACTGAACTCGCAAACCGTGGGGTACAGTCCGGTGAACTCTTTGACGGTTTTGCAGGCTCTAGCGGCTTGAGCGTCATTCAATCCTGCATCAACCAAGCGGCCTATAACGCGTTCTACGATCTGGCCGCATGCGCTCTTGAGACGCACAACCCGGAACGCGCCGCACAGCGAGTCATCGAGGCGCGGGACTATCTCCCACAGGCGGACGTTAATCGGCTTGTGCGGGAGCTTGAAGCGGACTACTACGAGTTCACCTGATTGCGGGTACTTGTAGCCTGTGAATATAGCGGGCGAGTGCGTGACGCATTCAAAGCTCGCGGGCATTACGCCCTAAGTTGTGATCTGCTGCCCACTGAGACCCCGGAAATCACTATCAAGGTGATGTGCGTGACGTTCTCTCGGACGGGTGGGATTTACTCATCGCGCATCCACCGTGCACGTATCTAACCGTGGCAGGAGTTCGTTGGCTGTATCACCCGGACGACAAGCATTTGCCGACCAACGAGCGGCGACCGCATCCGAACTATCCGAATCGACGGCGAGACCAAGGCAACGTGTCTGTGGTTGAAGAATTTGCCGGTACTGGTTCCAACCTACATCGTTAGTGGCCGAGCGGCGAGGGTGCATATGATGCCGCCAGGGCCCAATCGCTGGAAGGAGCGAAGTCGAACCTATAGCGGTATCGCGGAGGCGATGGGAGCGCAGTGGGGCTAGCGCGGGCGCTACAAGGACAAAGTCAGGAATTTGTGCGACACCCGAGGTGCACGTAATCAAGCCTAGGTGATACTCGTCCTGTTGAATAAGTTGTGCACTTGGGCAAGGGTTGTAGCGATCAAGGCGACAAGAAACGCTATGGACGGGCTTCTCCAGAAGCCTTGCGTAATAAGGCCCGCAAACGTTAACGCTATAGCGTCGTTAGCATATTTCCTCGGGTTCACGAAACACGCGGAAATAAATTTTCTCCGCCGAATGCCTTCTCTCTGCTGCGTGTGAGTGCTGTCAAGGGTGTAGGTCGTCGATATTCTTCTTGGACACCGCTTTGAGGCGCGTTACGATTGTGGTTAGCAAGGCAGAATTACCTTGCTAAACAAACGGGCGAGCTACCGTCGGCCTAGGAACCTGTGTAGCCCGCCCGCCATTTCACGCCACTTCAAAGGACCTCATATGAGACCTGATCCGGCAACCCTCTACGTTGTTCTCGCTGTGACTTATGCGTTGATGGCATTGATCCACAGCCACCCGTAGAGCGCCTTTGTATCCTACAAACAAGTTTGTAGGATAACCGCAGTCTAGCACTGTGGCCCAACGCGTCAAGTGAGCTAAACGGGCCTGTGAAGTTTTAGGCTCCTGGTGCGTCGCGCCATGGCGCGACGCACCTCTGACAGCCTCTTGGAAATAAGCGGCGGTCTTGTCACGTCTATAAGGAGTTGATGCACTCGATTGCTGAGTACCAGAGCCTTCGCGAAAAGGCCGTAGCAGTATCCCTTACCGAGATTCCCGAGGTTCGTCCGTACGCTCGTCGCCATGTCGAGCGACTACAACAACAGGGTCATACCGGAGAAGTCATCAAGCAACTGTGCAGAGAAGCGCAGAGCAGCCGCCGCACGACCGACGACGCGGGCCTGTCGAACCGTGAGGCGCTTTACGCAGGACTCGCCGTATTCCGCGCTGCACTGGAGACCGCCAAGCAGACCAAGCGGAAGGTCTCCAAGATCGAACACAAGGGCGGCAAGTACAACCCAATAAACGCCGTCGATGCCGCCGCCCAAGCGGACGCCACCTGGGACGCGATTTGCGGCATGTTGGGCCGGATGGCTGACCCGGATAGGCCGCTGAGTGTGCAGACGCTCGCGGGGGCTTTGGCGGGCCGTCTCCGCAATCTGACGGGAGGTGCGCCGGAGTATGGCGAGCTGGGCTACGAGCGCGCAGCGTTGCTGCTGCTGGACCACTTCTGCGCTGCTACTGGCTGGCTTGAGGAGCGTACCGGCGAAACCAAGATGATGAGCAAGGTGCGGAAGCCGAACACCTACCATCTGACCGCGAAGTTTCTGGACGAGGTTGCAGCCGGCGGACTGGTTGCCGACTTCGCGGAGCGTCGCCCGATGCTTGTCCCCCCGGTTCCGTGGACGACATTCTCGACGCACGGCGGATACCTGCACGATCAAATCCCCGCAGTTCGCGGTACACGTCGCCCGATTGAGTCGGAGGTGATCGTATCTGCGTTGAATGCGTTGCAGGCGACACGGTTCCGTGTGAATCGCCGCGTGCTGGAAGTTGCACAGACGTTCCGAACGAATGCAGAGGACATGGGCGGGGCTGTGATTAACGGCCGGTACATCGAGACACGGCACGACACGCCGGAATCGATGCGGCGTGCCAAGACGATCCGCAGCGCGCTTACCCTATCGGCATTCGTGGAGCTAGTGGACGAGGATGCGTTTTATTTCCCGTGGAATCTCGATTGGCGCGGCCGGATGTATCCTGCGACGAGCCTTATTAGCCCGCAAGGTGCTGACCTGTGTAAGGGCTGTCTGGAGTTTGCGGACGGGACGCCACTGGGGCGCGACGGCGGGAAGTGGCTCGCAATCCATCTATGCAATCTCGCTGGAGAGGACAAGGTAACTGTCGGCGGCAAGAAGGTTCATAGGACGCCGGACGAGCGTGAGGCGTGGACCCTAAGCCAGGAATCTACGATTCTTCGCGTCGCGGCCGACCCGCGAAACAACATGGAATGGATGAAGGCGGATAAGCCGTGGCAATTTCTCGCCGCATGCTTCGAGTGGGTAGGGTACAGGGAGGAGGGGGACGCGTTCCGGAGCCGCCTTGCGGGCGCACTGGACGGAAGCTGTAGCGGAGTGCAAATGCTCGCCGGGATGACTCGCGATGCGTCGGCGGGCGCTATGGTGAATCTCGTTCCGTCTGAACGCGGAGACGACTATTACGGGCGCATGGCAGAAGCACTATCTAAGCGCCTGTGCGGCCTTGTCGATCACGCCGACACGGCGACGATGGCGCGCTTGCAGTTCTGGGCCGAGAAGCCGATCGACCGTGATTTGTTGAAGGCCCCGAGTATGACGAAGGTGTACAGCGCGGGAACGTACACGTTTGGCGAGCAAGTGCAGAACAAGACCGGCGCACCGGAGGCGGAATCGATGTGGCTTGCGGCACAAATCAACGCGTGCTTCAGCGATGTCGCTCCGGGGATGCTCAATGCGATGGCTTACCTACAGGCCGTGTCGGACGTGATGACGGCGGCGGGTATGCCCCTAGTGTGGCGAACGCCTGCGGGGCTGCGCGTGGAGCAGGCGCGGACGTGTACTCGATCCGTTCCGTTAGAGACCCAGATCGGCGGCCCCGAAAGCCGTAAGCAACGACGGTTCACAGTGGACACGGGCGACCTCAGCAAGAACGACCAACGCGCCGGGGTCGCCCCCAACTTCGTTCACGGCGTAGATGCGTCGCATATGGCCTACGTCGTCAACGATCTGTACGCGCGCGGTGTCCGCAACTTCTGGATGATTCACGACTCGTTCGGCGCACCCTTCGCACAGTGCGGAGAGGTTTTCCGCAGCACGCGGGAGCAGTTCATAGCGCTTATGTCGCCGGACCTGCTGCGACGTTGGGCGGATGACGTTACCGCAGCGCTCACAGACGCGCAGAGAGCAGGACTTCCAGAGTTTCCCAGCTACGGCTCGCTCGATATCGGCGTGGTTCGCGAATCGGTCTACGCGTGGTTCTAGCTTTCAAACTGGAAAGATCGATGTAAACTGTGCGTCGGGGTTGCTGTACAAAACAACTAAACCTGAGATTCCGAGAATGATCAAACAAACTACGGCCGCTGTTTTGCTCGCATTGACTCTTGCCGCTTGCGGGGGCGGCGATGATTCCCCGGCTGCATCTGGGCCTGCAATCAAGCTTACGTACTCCGGCGCGCCTCTCGTATCACCTACCAATAGAGCCCGCATGATGGCTGCGGCGGATATTGCGGCATCGTCTCCGGTTACGCCGGATTCGCAAGACACGATCACCCGCTTGCAGGACGCATTCAAGGCCCGTGGTGCAGACATCGGCGTGTATCCCGGCATCATCAACGGATCGAAGCTACACGACATCGTTATGAGCGAGAACAATGGAGTAGGCCCTACGAATGCGGAGATTGACGCGGCTAACGTCAACATTTCGACATGGACGTTGGTGAACTTCCAGTTTGACGACATGCGCGGGTACATCGATACGCCTGAAAAGGCCGCGATGGTAGCGCAGTTCCGGAGAGATATTCAGGTATACCGGGACCGGGAGTACCTGAAAGGGAACGTCGTGTTCGTCCCGCTCGCGTTGGGATCGTGCATCCCCAGCCGCGCGGATTCACAGACTGCCATGCAAACCTTTAACAACATCGCAAGGGATGTCGGGGCGTTCAACTTCGAATACATGGCTGTACCGCCCGCAGTTGACCCGGCGCATATGGGAGCGGACTGCGAGACTCCCGATAGCATCGCGCAGCAAGCATATTTCGACCACGTTGTAGACTTTCTGATGTCACACTACAAAGTTGCCCTCGATACCATCGACAAGTGCAAGCACAATCCGGAGGCTATACCCGAGGACGGCCGGGCGGCGCAGTGCTGGGGCATCGAGCCGGTGAAGAAATAGCTTGCAGGGTGATCCAAAAGGGGCTAGTATTATGGACATGGGCGACGCACCCGCGTAACCCGACAACCCCTAGAGGACGATTGAATTGGAAAAGACCGTGGACATTCTCAAGACTGAGGCTGAAATTGCGAAACTGATGGCGGAGACACAGAAGCTGAACGCAGAGGCAGGCAAGTTCAAGCGGGAAACGTTCTTGATGCCCTTCGTAGCGGGCTTCGCCACACTGGCCGCTTCTATCGGGGCCGTAGCAGGTTTCGCAAAGCTGTTCGTCCACTAAACATCTGGCCCGCGCAAGCGGGCCTTTCTCTATGCGCTATTCCCCACCTTCCGCCGCCGACCTTCGCAAACTCAAAGACTCGCTTAATAAGACCAGTGAGGAAATGGCCGAATTGTTCGCGCTCGCGGGCGGGCAGCAGTGGCGCAAGTACACGGGTGGAGAGTCTCCGCGTGTCATGGGCGAGGATCGCCTGTTCTACGCTGCTGCGCGGCTTGCGCTCACGGACGAGGAGCTACGGCGCGTCTATGACAAGATGCGCGAGATTGGGGCGGACTTGTCCGAATAGCCTAACGCGCTGAGGCAGGCTTGCATCTCCGCAGCGCGGCGTTTCACGAGGCCCGGAAGAACGACCTTCTTCCCGTCGATAGTCCCTTTGTTCCAGCGGGGTAGCTCGCGGCATGCGCCGACGTGATCCCCCGCGTTTAACTTCCGGAGCATCGTGCTTGATCGGAAATTGCCTACCCCTAAGTTGTACACAAACGACGTGTACGCCGTTTGTTCGCCGTAGGAAAGGGATACGGTAACGGCGCGGTCTACAGCGGCTTGTGCGGTCGCCACGTCCTCCCCAAGCAGATAGCTGCATACGTCGTCGGTGTAGCGTGTGCCAAGCTTTAGGGGCTTCCCATCTGGTCCCGTTGAGTCGTGACCCGCGCACACCGCTAGGCGGCCTACCGGGTCCACATATACGTCATTCTTCCATCCTTCAAACCCCGCAATCAACGTTGCGGCGGCCACGGCGGCTACGCCTGCTACTCGGGCAACGATAGCCCGGTTCGATCCGTTCAGTAGAACTCCTTATTAATATAGGGCAAGCAAAAAGCCCGCAAAGCAGTTAGCGCGGGCTTATGATGTGAAATTTACAGTGTTGCGGCTATCTGTTCGGCTGTTTCTCTGTAGTAGACCCGAGATAGCATCTCTAGGTCTTTGTGTCCGCTTATCTTCGATAGCTTGAGCACGTCCACCCTCTTGGCTAGACGGGTAAGCGCCTCCGCGCGTGAGTCCCGGAACTGCATGCCAGTGATCCCTACACGTGCCTTCGCCTTGCGGAACAAGGTATCCAGAGATGCGGAATCGACCGTGAAAAAGTGCTGACGATGAGCCACGGGGCGGAGTAGTCTTACGACGTGGCGAGTAAGAGGAATCTCCCTAGGTTTGCCCGTGGCGTACTGCATTTTGTGCTTGACGCGCGCCACGCGCTTATCGAGGTCGATCGTGTCTTTACCTAGCTGCAATATCTCATTGACCCGCATACCAGAGCGGAGAGCGACGAGCCATGCTAGGGCAACCTCTTGGCTAAGTGTGACCGGCTCCCGACCAGTGACGTAATCGAGCATGCGGACGACGGGCCGGACCTCCTTCCAAGGATCTACCCGCCGATCACGGGGAGGACCTTCTTGCGGAATCTTAAGACCCGTAAACGGGTTATGCTCGATCCAGTGCCATTCATCACGGGCCGTCAAGAAAACGTTACGGATAAGGTTTACGTCACGGACGACGGACGAGGGCTTGACTTTCTTTAGGCGCGCGTCCCGCCACTCGACTAGGTGCGGAGTCTTGAAATCCGCAAGCGGAATCGCGGCGAGCTTCGGAAAGTCCCGGATGAACGCAGACAGACGCAGCCGTTCCTTATCCGCACTGGCCTTCTTCGGGGATACATCGCGCACATACCTGTTGAATGCGTCTTCTACGGTGTATAGCTCCGGGGCGGGCTTGTTCTGAGCTTCCCGAAGAGCCGCCTCACGTTCCGCAGCCCATGACTTCGCCTCGCGCTGTGTACGGAACGACTTGGTTTCCCGGCGGCCTCCGACGTAAATCGAAGCCCGCCATATTTTCCCCTCTTGGTACAGCGATGCCATACGTGCAATCTCCCGTGCAGTTTTCGTGCAATGAAACGCGGAAACTATAGCATTCGTCGGGGATTTGTGCGGGCATTGGGATTGCGGAATTGGTTGCAAGCCCTTGATTTCATTGCAATTCCGCTGGGGGTGCGGAATTGCGGGTATTGCGCTTGGTGCCGGGGACCGGACTCGAACCGGCAAGCCAATTAAGGCGGCGGATTTTCGTCACACTGCTTCTTTCGAAGCCGGCGCCGCGCGGCGCCGTTCGTGCGCTGGACTATGCCTTCGCCGTCGTCCGTACGCGGTTCGACCGCGTGAACCTTAGGCGCCCCCCGTCTAGTCTCTACACCTTTCCCGCCACAGCCGCCTCGGCTGTCTCGGGACTTGGCTCGGCGTTGCCTCGGCGCGTCGCGCGCCAGGGGTTTCGCCGAATTTGAAGGGTTCTGCACCGGCCGTTTCCGGCCGGGCACTCAATCGTTTAAGTCCGCTATGTTTACCAATTTCATCACCCCGGCAAGGGCGGAGCGCATTCTACCACCGGTCGGGCCCTCCAATGCGCTTTCGCCCGCGGCGGCGGCACGCCGAGTTCGCGCGTCGGACGCTCGGTGGCGTTCGCGGCGCGCCGTCGGAACCGATGCCGGATGGCGATCGTCGCCGCGACTTGCGTATGCGTCGACGATGCGCCCGGCACGTGGGGCGACGCGAAGCCGAGCGCCCGGCCCGTCGCTGCCGCTCAGGCCGAACACCGTGTGCGACGGCAGGCCGCGGCCTTGCCGCCACGTGTGCTTGCCCCACGCGTGCTTGCCCGATTGATTGTTCGTGTACGCGATGCTCGCGTCGAGCAGCCCGTGGAGCGCGACGCTGCTTTGCGCGTGCGCCGCCGCGGTTGCGGTTGCGCCGGGCACGGCGGCGCATGCCGCGCCGATGACATGTCGGTCCGTGTTGGAAGCCTGGAATGGCTCGGCCGTCAAAGAGCGTGACGACTGCCGGGCGCGGCCGGCGGCCGATGCGCGAGACGGCTCGCCGGTTGCCGGCCGTGCCGGTTCGGCAAGGCGCGTGGATCGATTGCACGGCCGGGCTGGTCGATCGCCGACGACGGCATGGCGAACCAT